CCTCGGATTCTGCACGGGTCCGCTCGGCAATTCGGGCGTATTCCGCGACCTGCCCATTTGCGGCATCGATGATGTCGAGCAACTCCGGAAGGGCATTGATGCCCTCGATCAGCAGGCGTGCCGTGGGGCCTTCGGGGCCAGCCGGAAAGCACAGATCAGGATGGCCGTCGCGCTGGTTGCAGGGCGAGACCACCGGCACATGGTAGGGGTCCACGATTCGCCGCCAGGAATTGCTGGTTGCCAGCGTCCAGGGCAGCGGGCAGGCCTGGCGGATCAGGTCGCGCAGGTGTTGTGTGTCGATCGTCATTTCAAAGCCTCGTCAATTTGGGCCAGCACGGCATCCAGGTCGGCCAGGCCGGACAGCCCCTCGCGGTCGGTGTCCGGGATCACGCCGTCAATGCCATGAGTCAGGATCAGCGCGTCACGCTCGGCGGCGATCTGCGCCCGGGCGAGACGCAAGCCGGTGCGCAGGCTGCTGATCGTGAGTGCGGAGTCGCGCAGCAATTTGGATGTGGCGATGTCGCCGCGCTCGCCGTGCGTTTGGGCGGCCAGCAGGAGGGTGTGGGCGTCGATCATGCGACTTTCCTATGCACGGCCAGCTGCGGGGCATTCAGCAGCAGGAAGCCGACGGCCATCATCGGATCGACGCTGTTTCCCACCATGCGGACCTGGGTGGATTTTGAGAATGTGCGCCCGTCGTGGCCCCGGTCGATGATGTAGCTGTCCGGGAAGTCCTGGGCGCGGAAAAGCTCGCGGGGTTCCAGCATGCGCAGGCCGATATCCACGATGACGTAGGGCGTGCCCTTGATCGTGACCGTGACAAGGGCCATGCGGTCCTTGGTCGTGATCGTGGTCATGGGTCGCGCAGATCAGACCACTGGCCGCCTTCGCCGTAGTAGCGCAGAAGAAAGGCCGCGACACGCTCCGCGCCCTCTGCCTGATCTGCAGACAGCGTGCATGCCACGATGCCGTGGTGCTCACCGCCGGCGGATATGGTGCGCAGGGGCTCCTGAACATCCCGCGCATCACAGTTGCCGCGCAGGTGGGCCAGATGGGCCGTCACCAGCTGCTGCTGGCTGCCGGTGTTCGTCACGGTGGACATGGGATTTCCCATGTCGTGACCTGGCGTGGCGTTGAATCCTCCGTTGGCCTGCATCAGATAGGCGCATGACAGGGCGTGCTTGATGCCGCCAGCGACCACTACGCCCAGCGGCTGACCGATATCCAGGCATCGCGGATCCTGGCCCTGGCGCTCTCCATAGCCAGCCTGAATCAGCGTCGGCGCGACCAGGGCATGCTTTCCGCCACGCGGCCATGCCGTGATCGTGCTGAGCGGATCCGATACAGGCTTCGATCCATCGCGGGACCAGTCGGAGATCGGCACGATGAACGGGTCGCCCGTCTCCAGCACGTACCGCTGGATGCCTCGCGCAATCCGCCGCAGGGTGGCATCGGCCAGAGGCCGCTTGCGCTCGAAAATGGACGGGCAGGGAATGGACCAGTCGATGCAGTCAGCAGCCGGCTTCCATTTGTGCTGCCCGCGCACGGGCTTCTTGTGGTGCGTAGGCTCCGGCCAGCGGATGGTCTCCCCGATGCAATTGCCGACCTCGAAATGCCGTTCGCGCGTAGTGTGCCCGCCCATGTCGGCAGCGATGATGTTGCGGCTCTCCAGGACATAGCCCATGCTGCGCAGGATTGCGCACCAGCGGCGGTAGGTCTGTCCTTCGCGCTTGGGGTCCGGCACCAGGAATTGCTGTTCGACCGGCACGCGCTCGCCCGGGGCGGCAACGCTGCCGTCCAGTTTCACGACGCGGCGGGTCTTGGGGTCGCGCTTGGCGATCAGCGGGCCCCACTTCGTGAACTGCTTGACATTCTCCAGGCTGATCCAGTCGGGCCGCACTTGGCCGGCCCAGCGGATGCCGACCCAGGCCAGCGCCCGGATCTTCGAGCTGCGCGGCTGGCCGCCTTTGGCCTGGCTGAAATGGGTGCAGTCTGGCGATAGGTGCAGCCAGCCGACCGGGCGGCCATGGGTTGCTGTGCGGGGATCAACCTCGAACACGTCCGTGACGTAATGCTCGGTTTGCGGATGATTGGCCTGGTGCAGGCTCAGCGCGTCCTCATTGTGGTTGATGGCGATGTCGGGGCTGCGGCCCCAGGCCATCTCCATGGCGACGGACATGCCACCACCGCCGGCGAACAGATCCACGATGATCTTCTTGTCCAGGCCGGTGAGCCGTAGTTGCGGTGTCAGCATGCGAATAACTCCATTTGTCCTGCCTCTGCATGTGGCGCCATAGCATCCCAGGTCTTGTCCCAGTGAGTCGTCTCACTGTCCGTGTCATGCAGTCCAAAAATGGCACCGTCGTTCCACGTCGCCATGCGCGCCTGATCCCAGCTCGAAAATTCGATGCGGGTGAACAGGCGGCTGTCCGGATGCCCGGTATATGCGACGATTGCCATCATTCCTCCCACGGCCCCGGAAAATCCCTTCCAGGGCGCTGGCGCTTTTGCTTGCTGCGCTTGCTCATCACGCCTCCCTGGCTGCAAGCATGGCGTCGGCCAGGCGATAGGCCCGCGCAGCGACATCGTGAATCGACGAGGCGTTCGGCAGCGGATTTGCCGACCACCCCTGCACCGCCTGACCGGCGAAGTAATCGCGCAAGCTCATGCCGAAGCACGTCATTTCGGGCTGGCCGCTGCCGTTCAATTCCCATACCGGATATGCCGGGCCGCCGTCGTTTCGTTCGCTCATGTCAGCCTCCAAGATGGATTGCCAGCATCCCGCGATCCATGATCGGAAGGGCGTCGCTGCTGTTCATGATTCGACGCAGTCCGGTTTCTCCGCCAGGAAATCCGGTGACCGCCGCCACCACGTCGAGTTTTCCTTGTTTGTCCGCATTGCGCAGGGCTGCGCGGATGCGATCGTCTTGCTGTTGGTCGGTGATGTCCATGTCTTGCTCCAAATAGGTGGGCGGGCGCGACAGCGAGTTGGGAGGAGGAGACCGGTGCCGCCGCGCCTTTTTCGCCCATTGATCTATGCCGCTGCCGCCTCGACAGCCGTGGTTTCAGTGATCCGGCCGCCCTCGACCCACCAACCCGTCACGTGGTGGAAAGACGTAAAGTTCGGCAGCTTCTTGAACGTCCCGAACACCAGGGCCGTGTCGATCTTTCCGGCCTCGGCCAGGGCATCCAGCCCGGCAATGCAATCGGTGCGGCTGGCCAGATCCAGGATCCCGAACTCGTCGAGCGCCACCAGCTTCAGGCCCGACAGCAGCGCATAGGGGCCGCCGCCGGCGAAGTTGTCGATGATCAGTTCATCAGGGAAGCCGAGGTCGAGGGTTTGCAGATCGCGCTTCATGCCAGGGCCTCCAGCTCGTCCTTGATCCGGGCCTGCATGATCAAATCGTCGGCCTCGTCGTGCGACAGCGTGCACGCCACCCGCTGCATATAGGGCAGCAGGGCCCGCACGGCGGCGGTGTCCTGCTCGGCCACCGGCATGCCGTATTCCAGCTTGTGCGCCAGCCGCTCCAAGGCGGACAGGTCGAACGCCTTACCGTGACGCGTGGCCCACATGCTGAACAGATCCACCACGCCCAGCAGAGCGGGCACCATGGCGAACCAGGAATTCCGTGGGCCGGCCGGAAAGATCGGGGTGCCGCGCTCGTCGACGTGGACGGTGCCGTCGCGGTCCAGTTGGTCCAGGATGGCCTCCACAGGCGACAGGACCGTGTTCATCTTCAAGATCATCGGCATGGGACGGGGCTTCCGTACGATCTGCCGTTGATGGCGCTGGCGGGCCTGCATGCGTTCGGCCGCGCGTCGTTGCTGGCGGTTCACTGGTCGTCTCCGGGGTAGGGGTAGTCGCGGCCGGGCTTGCGTCGGCGTTCTTTTGCGCGCTTGCTCATGCCGGCACCTTGTGCGTGCAGATGTCGATGACGCGTTGGCACTGCGCCAGATCGAACCACCCGATATGGCACTGGTCCACGCTGATGCCCAGCTCCTGTGCCAGCCAGGCGTAGCCTTCGCTGCGGGCCTGCCTGGCTTTGAAGTTGCCTTTGATGGCAACCTGCCAGAGCGGGTCGAACACGGCATGGGCGAGTTTCTTGGCGGCGCGCAGATCGTTGTCGGCCAGCCGGCCCAGCGGGATGGTGGTCCGAGGATGGCAGCCGACGTACGCGCCGCATTGGCAAGCCCACAGCGGGCCGAAGTCGCGACGGTAGGGGTACAGGTCGTCGCCATGCTGCGCCAGGCTCGCTGGCGCGTTGCAGTAGGTGCAGATGGCGCGCTCGCCATCCCAGAATTCAGCCGGCGGCGCCACGGCACGGGTTTTTTTCGTGCGCCTCATGCCAGCTCCTTGATTTCGCCCAGCGTGGCGAACAGGCTTTCTTCGTGCGCCTGTCCGTTGTTCAGCAGGTCGTACACCAGCTCCGTCCTGCGCGTCTTCTCACGGCCGTTCACGCTGCCAAATGTCACGGTGAACCTGACTTGTTCGATCATGACGCGCCGCACGCTGTTGACCCGCCGGTTGTTGTCACGCACCACCTGGTACACCATGTCCCTCGGCTCGAATTTCGGCTTCACCAGATCCGCGATTTCAATTTTGCTGTCCATCTTCATCCCCATGAATTGTTCGGATGGGGCTATCACCATGTCCCCCCATGGACCTGTGCGCGCTCAGGCTGGCGGCCATACGCAGGCGGCGGCCGAGTGCCCATCGGCGTAGGTTCCGGGTTACCCTCGTCCCGGAGGCTGCGTCATGGCCCTGCGGCGGGCCACTTTTGCAGCGGGTGCGGTCGGATCGGCCGACCGTCAAGACCGGCGCCGGAGACTCGGCGCGGATCCTCTCAGTGCGGGCCTACCGCGCGCCGCCCAGTCCTCGACCGGCGCATGGATTGCCGCGATGCTCTGCGGCGCGGCCCTTCCGGGGTGCGTTCTTTCAGGCGGTGGCTGCCTCCGGGACCTTCTGGTCCTGGATGGCGAAGTAGACCCGCATGCAGCCCAGCACATCGGCCATGGCGCTGTGGGCGTTCTCCAGCGGACAGCCCAGGAAATGCTGGTGGGCTTCGGCCAGGGTCGGCGTCTTGTAGTGGAAGCGCCCGGCGGCCTTCATCTTGGCCGTGGGGGGGCACTTCACGATGGGTGTGGAGAGCTTGGCTGTGCATTCGGCCGAGCCTCCCTTCCAAGCTGCCAGCTCCGAAATCCCATAGCACCGGGTACGCATCTGGGCGATGCGGATGACGCGAGCGTCGAACGCCTCGTTGTGACCAATTCGAGTGCGTTCATTCCATAAGGACGTGAACAGTGCCACTGCCTGGCCTTCCGCGATCCCAAACTCCAATGCGGTTTCTGTCGTGATACCGTGAATCGCAGCGACTTCCTGCGGGATTTCCCAGCCGTCAGGGCGCACGATCACATCCATGCTGCTGACGATCTCGCGCGTGTCCAGGTCCACCAGCACGGCTGCGAGCTGGACGATGTGCGGCTGGCGCGGATCCTCGGACGGCTCGGAAAAGAGGGGGAGGCCGGTGGTCTCGGTGTCGTAGAAGAGAGCGGTGTTCATCCCAGCCTCACTTGACGATTTCGCCGTACAGAATCGAGGATTCTGTGCCCGTGCCAACCGCCTGCAGGATCTGCTCCACGGCGTCGTCGACCACCACATCGGTGCGCACCAGGTCGTACCAGAGGGTGAGGGCACCCTCGCGCACGCGGTAGCGCAACTTGGCTTCCACCGCGTAGGCCTGGCCGCGCCAGAAGACGGGAATGCCCAGCATGAACTTATCGAAGGCCTGCATGCGCGCGACGGTGGCGGCATCATCGTCTTCGACGTACTCGATGTTGGTGCCGCCGCTCTGGATGCGGATTGCCGACTTGATGCGCTTGTCCTGCGACAATTCGAAGGCAAGAGCCATCTGCAGCATCTCGGTGCCGGTCGGGTAACCCTCCTGACTGCTGCTAATGTCCTTGATGTTGTCGTCGATGAACTGGGCGAACTCGAACTGGCTCATCGCCTTGCCGGAGCTGGCTGTCCAGGTGCGCCACTCGTGAGATGCCTCGGGCGCGAGGATGGCGCGGAAGTCCTGCCAACCGGCGTTGACCGGGCTATCTGCCGGTGGACGTCGTTCTTCATCGTGATCGTTGAACACGGCAGTAACCTTCAGCGGTGCATCTCGTTCGCCCTTATTGACGGTCGCGTAGATCACGCTTTCGGGCAGCTTGTGCTTGTTGACGTATTCAACGAAGGATTCCTGTACCTTGAAGCGAACCGTGCCCTTTTTGCGGTACGGATGATCGGCCAGGGCTTCCAGGCTGGAGTCGGTTTTCAGGGCCCAGCCCTCGGGCAGCGCTATCACCGCGCCACGGCCTCCCAGGCTTCCCATCTGCACGGGTCGACGCGCTTCCTTGGCGATCGTCTGCGCGTAGTTTTCTTGTTGCTCAAGCATGTTGTGCTACTCCTTTGTTTTTGATCAGCAGGGAGTCGGCACCGTCCGAGAGCTTCACGCTCTTCAACGTGACATCGTTGGCGCCGGCGATTTTCGGAACCTCCAGGTCCAGTTTCTGCTGGCGGGGGTCTTCGGTGATGAGGTTCCCTTCTGGGGTCGGGTACATCATCGTGGTGATCGGGGTTTCCTCGGGCACCTTCCCGGTCACCTTGTCGATGACCTCAAGGGCGCCGGAGCGGCTGAGCTTTTTCACCTGCAACTTGATGGTGATTTCGCCCGCTTTGCCGGTGGTATCGACACCCTGGACGACCTTGGCCAGCAGCTCGCTGGCTTCGTCCAGCATCTGGCCGCCGCGTAGGCGCTCCAGCGTTTCGGTAATGCGTTTCACTGCCATGACAACCTCTTGTGGTTGGTGTGGAAAAGGTGGGCAGGCACGGCGACGGTGTGAGGAAGAAGGGGGGGGGAGCCGCCGCCGGCCCTTCGTGCCCGTTGATCGTTACAGCGAGAGCTTGGTGACCGAAATGTCCAGCCCGGCACCGCGCAGGATCTTCATCAACTCGGCCACCTCCTGCGGCATTTCTTCGATGTCCGGCGCCGGCTCGAGCCGAGGCGCATCCCAGCCGAACTGCGCGGCGAGGCGTTCCAGCATCTTCTTCAGGTTGATCAGATCCACGCCCTTGATGCCGGCCTGGGACTTGAGCGGCGTGCCGTGCGTGGTCCTCACCGGGCTGCGCTGGAGCTGGCGCACCGCCAGGGACACAAGGGTCTTGAAGGTGTCGATCTCTGCTTGGCCGTTGAGGGTGATGTCCACGCGGCTGTATTGGCTGTATTCCATGTTCATTTTCCGGTTTGATGGATCAGGCGGCTGCCGTCTCCAGGGTTTCGACGATGCCGTTTTCGATCCAGTGGGCGGCGATGGATTCGGGCAGTCCGACAGGTGCAGACTTGAGGGTGGCGAACACCAGGGCGGTGTCCAGTTCGCCAACCCTGGCCAGACCATCGAGCCACATCAGCAGGGTCCCGCGGGCAGGCACTTCCAGGATCTCCATTGCATCCAGCATCAGGAAACGCGAGCCGGACAGGTGCGAGATTGCCTCGGCCAGCATCGCGTCCGTGCGCCACTGCTCCGACGCCGACAGCAGGGGGTAAGGGCGCCCGGCTGCGGTGATGTTGATGTCTGCCCCGATGGCGACCTGCATCCAGCCGGTTTTCGTGGCCGTCTGGCGCAGGCGGTCATTGATGGGCGTCAGGGCGCGCGCCAGCAACTCGCTGGGGATGCCATCGGGCGCCAGGGCGTCGGCGATCTGCAGCCATGCCAGCACGCTCCGGTGGTGTGTCGCAGCCTTCTCCGTCGTTTGGGCTGCGACCTTCGACGCGTGCGACGCGGTACCCAGGCGCTGGCGCTCGGCGTCCAGGTCCTGGCGGCTGGCGCGCAGGCGCGACAGTTCCTGTTCGGCCCGGCTGATCGCTTCGTCGGAAACGTGCTCGGGTTCCTGCTCGGCTTGGCCGATCGCTTCGATCCGGGCGATGTCGCGCCGCGTGTTCTCGACGGCACGCGCCATCAGGTCGCGGGCCTCAATGGCTTTGGGCAACTGCGCGGCCGCGTCCGGGTCGGCCTGGGCGTCCAGGGCGCCGTATTGCGCTTCGTACGCGGCCAGCACGGCGCGTTGATCGCCGTAGTAGGGATCGCCATCTGCAACGGTTGCCAATACTGCGTGCAGAGCCTGTGCCAGGTCATGCACCAGTCCTACGCGCGGGCCTGTGCCAGCCGCGCCCTGCAAGCGCTGGACCTCGGCTTCCCACTTTGCCAGTTCGCTGCTGTCAAATTCCAGCTTCGTGCGCAGGCTGGGCAGGCGGCCCGCGTCGTTCTGGCGCGCCGCTGCCGCTGCGCTCCAGTTCGCGTGCGTCTGGGCTTTTTCGCGCAGGGAGCCACAGTGCTGGGCGGCCGCCTCGATCTGCTGCTGGACGGCGGTCAGTTCAATGCCCACTGCCTCCAGGCGGCGGGCGTCGAATTCAGGCACGTTCGCGCGCCAATCCTCGGCCTTCTTCTCGCCGTAGGTCTCGCCGGTGACAGCCTTCCACGCGGCCTTCTCGTCGCGCGCCAATCCCTTGGCGAAATCGCACGCCTCAGGGAACCCCGACTTGATGATGGGCAGAACCTTTTCGGTCAGGCCCTCGTCGCAGCCACGCTTGAGCATCAGGGTGCGCACCTTTGAGGTCGAGACCTCGCATCCCATCAGCGCGAACAGGAAGTTCCGGCGGTCATCGGCCGACAGCGCCGCGAACCGGCCGGGATCCAGCAGGAACGGCATGGCGAGATCCTGTTCGCCACTCCAGTTGCGTTTGCCGTCCGGCAGCGTGATGGCGTATTCCGTAGCGTCGGTGGTCACGATGACGCGGCCCTTTTTATGGCCGTCGGCGACCAGGGCGCTGTAGTCCTTTTTCAGCGCTACCCGGACCGGATCGTCGCCAAGCGCCATGCGCACGGCCTCGGCCGTGCTCGACTTGCCGGCGCCGTTCTTGCCTGCGAACAGCGTGACGGCGTACGGCAGATCGAGTTGCACGCGGCGCGCGCCCAGGACGTTCTGGATGTCGATGCTTTGGATCTTCATGGTTACTCCAGGCTCAGAGAGTTGCCGGCGGCGGCGCTGTCGGCGAGTTCGTTCATGCGCTTGCGGTAGGCCTCGCCCAGCATGGCTTGCGATACCGGCGGGCAGTCCTGAATGCCCATACCGGCGCTTTCCAGCGCGCCCTGGTCCTTGGCTGTCCGGATCGCCGTCAGGACGATGGACGGGTCCAAGGCTACGTCCTGCTGGGCGGCCTCCTTCCGGGCCTGGCGGCCGGTATTGACCACCAGCGGCTCGGCTTCCCGCTGCGGAATGTCCATGGCCGGGATCGTGGGGCTGGGGTCGTCTTCCAAGACGGGCGGTTCGTAGCCGTCTTGCACGACGCCGCGAGCGACATCCGGATCGGCCATGGCGGCCATGTCGATCACGTTGGCCTCGGCCTGGTTGTCGATGACCGCAGCTGCCGACAGTGCATCCCCGGGGTTCAGGGGCAGTTGCTTGGAATGGCGCTTGATCGCCGACTTCGAGGACATTTCATCGGGCCACCGCACCCACGGGGTTTCGTCCAGTTTGCGCTGTGCTTTGGCGCGCTCTTGATCGTTCTCCGCCTGCTCGACGTTGCGGACGAGCGTGTTGTAGGTTTCGGACTTGGAGCGGATGTTCAGGATGTCATCCAGCGTCAGCACCACGGACGTTTCCGTGTTGCTTTCAAGTTTGACGTAGGAAAACGCGCCGATCAGTTCGCCGCGATCACGCAGAGTCTTCTGGTATTTCAGGAAGGAATCTGACCCGATCATGTGCTCGAACTTATCGCTCTCATGGATCGCTTCGGCCTGGATGCTCTTGATGTGCGGGCTGCGGTGTGCGAGGGTGATGAAACCCCGATAGCCAATCTGAAATTGGCAGTCGTAGGCGTCGATCCATTCCCATTTGTCGGTGTCGTTGTTGTAGACCCTGGCCCGCTTTTTGTAGGGGATCAAGAACGCCTGCTGCTGCACGGTGTTCGGCTCCAGGCCCAGGGCAGCGGATGACATGAAGGCGCCCAGCACCGATTGCGGATCGCACTGCGCCAGCAACGGGGCTTTCCGCACAGCATTCACGGCCAGGTGCAGGAAGCGTTCCGCCGTGAAATATTTTCCGGCGACCGCAGCGATGCCTTTATTGACGCGGGAATCGTCTTTCAGGTACTGCATGATCGTCCTGGCCGCCGGCTTTTCGGCGTCGGCGTCTTGCCGCAGGCTGGCGAGGTTGGTTGCCATGGTGATTCTCCTCAGTATTTTTCTGTGGTTCAGCGTTCGCGGAACAGGCAGGTTTCCCAGCGCGGGCAGTACTTCGGGCTGCACAGCGGGCTGGATGGATTCGGGGGGAACAGGCCGGACTTGAACATCGCGGCCGCGTGTTCGATCAGACCGGGCTGGCCTTCGGCGCCCACCATCACGCGGCGGGCGTCGAATACCGGGCTGACGGCCGCGGCCGGCGTGCTGGTGGTGGACAGCGCAAGGATCTGGCTGCCGGCGGTGCTGACGCGCTCGGTGTGCTCGTACATAAGCTGGTAGGTGCCGGTCTGGGCGGCGCGGCCACGCGTGCTTGCGCGGCCTTGCTCGATCACGCGAGTGCCGGTCTTCACGTCGGCGATGACCGGCCCGGCCTCGGTCTGCGCGGCCCGCGCCCGGTCCATCGTGCCGGTCAGCCGGATCGTCACGCCATTGCCGCAATCGATGTCCAGCGGGTCCAGCGTGTTCTCCACCCCGACGAACTGGAACTGTGGGCTGACCTCGGCGCAGTACAGGCTGTGGGCGGTCAGCGCGATGCGCTCGGTCTCGCGCAAGCTCAGGTCGTCTTGGCTGCGGTCCACCTCGAATTGCGGGTCATGCAGCGTATCCACGACCACGCCGGCCGCCTCGTCGGCCGTGACACCGGAGCCGTACATGCGGCCGCGGTCGTACGCCGCAGTCCCGGCGTGGACTGCCGTGCCCAGCAGCGCCCGCATGCCGGCCGGCTTGCGGATGCCTAGCAGATGTTCGCCCTCCCAGCGGTGGGCGCAGTCGAACAGGCTGGCCCAGCTGGAGGCGCGGACTTTGACGATGTCGCTCATGCCTCGAGCCCCCTTGACCGCAGCCAGATGTCCTCGGCGGCATCGGCGAGTTCATCCCGGCACGCCCGCGTTTCAAAGTACGCATCCTCGGCCGCATCTTCCTCGTGCTGACGTTTTTGGATGTCGTCGAGCTCGTCGTCTGGCGGCTCCACGCAGGGGCCGCCGATATAGGGCCAGGAACTCATGACACGCTCCCGTCGAAGCTGATCGCCAGCAGGTTCTGGATCCGTTCTTCGATTTGCATGGCCTCGCGTTGGGCTTTCGCCAGTACGGACCTCTTCTGCTCCTGCAGGGCGCTGACCATGTTCTGACGGATCTGGCTGTCTTCCGCGACTTCGAGCGTGACAGTCGCTTCCCCAATGCGCGTCCAGCCACAGTCGGTCATGTCTTGGTGGTTGAGGGCAATTGCGGCCAGCGTGCGGGCGGGGTCTCCGCTCTGTCGGCCCTCAACGAACCGTTGTTGGGCGTAATCGCTGCTCAGCCAGGCGCCCACTGTTGCTTTGATCGTGGCCATATCAGAACCCCGCCGCGTTGCCGATGACCGGCACCGCGATGAACAGGATCGCAATGACGGCCAGCGCGCCGATCCAGGCTTGTGCCGGGATCAGCTCGTCGGGATCCAGATCCGGCCAGCCATATTTCCGCGCCAGAATCGGCCGGATGTGACTGACCCAAATGCTGTCGCACGTCGCCGCGATCGCCAGCAGGTTGATCCACAAGATCGAGTATTCAAAGACACCCATGACTTCCTCCTTTCATCCCCATGAAAGCTTTCAAAACCGGGGATTCAGGGGAGGGGGAGTAGTGCTATGCTTTTCCAGCCGAGGCCGTGAACCTCGGTTGCGGCCTCACGAGCCGCTAACAGGTGCGCGTCGCCAAGGCAAAACGACAGTCGCACTGTTCGCATTCCGACCAAGTGACCGGCGAAACGCGACAGACGGCGGCTGCGACGAAAGCCTTAGGTGACGCAAGCCGCTCCCAGCGAGCTAAGCAATCCTTGGCTTGGCACTGGGGGGCGGGGAGCATCCTAGGTACGCGACCCGCAACCGCCGAGCAGGGGCGGTATACAAATACACCAGGCTTAACGCCTGTGGCCACAGGCTTTCTTGGACATGCAAATGAGCCGGAAAGTGTCTGTGAAGGTGGACGTGATTGTTGATGTGGCCGCAGTCTTACGGGCTGTTGCCGCCATCATCCTGATCGCCGTGACCTAGGAAGCGCGGGGCAGTTGACGCTGCCCTGCGTAATCCTGACCGAAAGGCGCGCATTCCTGCGCCTCTCCTCTGAATCCCAAGTTGTGAAAGAACGCGCCCGTGAGGGCTTGGGATGAATTCTACACATGTAGATTTATTTCTGTCAACAAGTGTAGAATTCTAGGAAAAGCGCCGCCATCGAGATGGCTAAAAAAGAACCATCAAGTGAAGGAGGGCAGAGCGTCTTGGCGTGGCGGCGGCAGCGATGTGGCCGCATCCGGATGCGGGGTTGAAGGATGCCTTATTTGGCTAATGTGAGGCGGTGTTATTCACATTCGAGGCTGTTTGAGTTTATGAATTCCTCAAGACGTCGAGCGTCGTCAGTCGCACCGGTAGATTTAGCGTTTTTCAGTGCTAGACAAAGGTCATCGCGTTTTTCCGCGTATTTATTCCACGGGCCATGCTTTGCGACAGGCTCAGCGGTGCTTTCCAGCCCTGATGGCGGTGAGAACCTAGTCCGGCACAACTCGAATGCCGCTCTTACCCCGTTATTGGTCGGCCTGCGGGATGCGTCATCCACGCATCGCTGATAAGGCGTCATGTCCGCCACATCAAACAAGCCAGAACCATAATAGCCAAGCACAGCACCAATTGCGAGGGCTGGCACGGCGAGCAAGAATTTACCCTCCATCACTCTACGCACCGAAACCGAAGCGTCAGATCTCGATTGCCAAAGCCCCGATGATCCAGGTCTGACCCGATAGCGGACATTGAGCGACCCCGCTTGCCACAAAACTCAGTTGCCTTGACGGAAGCCTTGCTCAGCAAGTCGCCGGTGGTGAATTGTTGGTTTCCGGTATCTACGGTGAGGAAGTATGTGTTTTTGTCCAACTGAGAGACCTCACTGACCGATGCGCATCCAGACAGAGCGGCGCAAATGATCAAAGCCGAGGTAATGAGGGATGGCTTCATGATTTTCTCTCCATGAGCTGAATAGTCCGATTCAGCAGGAAACCTGCCATCAATGGCCGCCACGTGATTTTCACTATGGTCACCACAGAAAAACCGATAGAAACAAGCGAAGACAGCAATAACTCGGGCCGCTTGGCAGTTGTCCAAGACGACAGGCCGCCAACAGCCAGTAGTATGGAGATGCTGGCGAGTCCGTAGACTATGTACCTGAAAAATATATTCAGTTGTCATTTTTTCATTTTGAAATGTCAGGATCAAAAATTTTAGGAAACAGCAGAACTTTCCCGCTTTTTGGCGGATTTCGTGTGTTTTTCTTTTGGAAAAGAGGCGGCTGCGACCGATATCGCTGCCTGTACTGAATGCTTTAGTGCTTCATCCTGGGGTTGGACCCGGCGGCCAAGCGCGAGATCAACCACCAATTGTGCCGCACGGTTGGCGCGCTGATAGCGTGTCCATAGTTCAACAGCAGCCAGATCCGAAAGCGCGGCAACCTTCTTGCCGCTACCAGTTGTCGATTGTTGGTGTGCCGCTTCGGAGAGCCAATCACGTGACTCATCCAGAAGTTGCTCAACAGATAGCCTGAAGGCAGCGGCAAGAGCGGGCGCAAACTTGGAGCGCACGCTATCCCTCACTTCCAGGGCGTTGATCGTGCCTGTGCCTACACCCGATATCTCCTCCAGTTGCTCCAGAGTGAGATTCAGCTTTTCGCGATAGAACTTAATTTGCTTGCCTAGTGCCATGGCCCACACTTTAAACAGGTGTAGAAGTGCCATCAAATACAGTTGTTGATGATAAATATCTACAAGTGTAGAATTGCGACGTATGAACCCTATCCAAACCGCCATCCGGAAGATGGGCAGCGCATCAGCGCTGGCCCGAGCCATCCACGTCACCCCACAGGCGGTGTGCTTCTGGAGGGATGGACGAAGGAAAATTCCTGCCGATCGTTGCGCCGCCATCGAGGTCGCCACCGATGGTGCCGTAACCCGCCGCGACCTGCGGCCGGACGACTGGCACCTGATCTGGCCTGAATTGGCGACCAATGGGAAAGCCGCTGCGAATCTCCCGCGGGAGGCTGAGCATGCGTGATCCGCGGCGGCTGGTTTCTACAGAGGATCGTCGCCGGGCGTGGGAGGCTCTTGCCGGGCCTGAATCGCGTGGCGTACGACCCTCAAGTGCGCTTGCGCGTAGGCGTCGTAGGCGTCGATTGTCCGATCCGGACAGGGCTGCGTCAGCAGAAAGCCGCGTCCGTATTCCGAGTCGTCCGTCAATTCTTGCTCCAGTTCGCGCAGCTGTTCGATGGGCAGCACGCGCACTAGGGAATTCACTAGGGAGGCGCATGCGATGAGGCGTCCATGCAGTGCTTCGACAGAAATGGTGGGGACGGTCATCGGCGCCTTCCTCTGTGGGGGTTTGGGTGCTGTCGATCATACGGGTGACAGTCCGGACCGCAGCCCGGAACGGGACAAAAAAATCCCCATCGGGCCTACCGACATCTGACAGGAGAAAACCGTGATCAACCAGGAATTGACGCAATACCCGGCGTGGCGGCTGTGGCCGGTCCACCTCGTGGCCAAGCTGTTCGGCGTGCCGGTGAAGGTGGACGGATACCCGTTCGGATCTAGCGCTACCGGGGGAGTCAGCGGTGCCGCCGAGGGCGGAACGACCGGCGCGGGCGATGGCGCGATGGTGCGGAAGTTGGCTCTCAGCGCCGTCATCCGTGCCGCACAAGATCGGCAACGCGCTTTCGATGCGGCACTCGCTGCTGCCGCCGACGTCGCAAGGCGAACCGCATGCTCCCCGAAGAGCGCCGCCGAAGAAGTGATAGCGGCTGCGTTGGCTGCTAACAAGGCGCTGGAACAGGGCGAGAAAAAGGACTGATTTTCCATACTGCCAGTCTGCCGCAGGGCGGGCCGGTGGTGAACCAGATCATTATCGGATAACCCATGTTCTTCAATTCTCGTCAGCAGCGCGCCGAGGGTGCGCGCCACACACTACGGCTCGATGTGCCGGTGTCGGAGCAGGTCTACGACCAGATCACGATGCTGGCCAGCCTGTGCGATGTCACGAAGACAGCGTACGCCCGCCGCGTCCTGGAAATCCACGCGCTGGGCGCGCTGGCGGTCAGCCAGTCGGGGGGGGGCGCTGACGACCATGATGCGTCCGAATCGCGCATGGGCGGGCAGGGCGGCGGCGACAAATGCACGCATCGCCTGGACCTGCCTGTCACCGAGGAACTGTACGACGCGGTGGTGGCGCTGGCCGGGCTGGCGGGCCGGCCCAAGGCCGACTACATCCGCTGGGTGCTGGATCAGCACCTGATGGGGGCTCTGGCCTACAGCCGGGCGCGCCTGGGGCAGTAACCATGGCCGAGATCACCCTGGTCCGCCGACACGACATCAGCCTGACCGACCAGGAGCTGGCGGTTGCGCGCAAGGCCGTTTTCGAGATGGTCGACGGTCTGGGCGAACGCAACCAGAAGGCATGGCGCCGCCTGTGGAACCGGATATGGAAGCTGGAGCCCGGCGAGGCGATGGACATCAGTACCAATCAGGAGCGCCTGGGCTGGTACCACCGCAAGCACATGGCGTTGGAGCAGGCGATTTTCCAGGCCCAGGATCGGTTTGAGGCGTTCCGGCCGTTCCGTGACTGGCTCAAGACCGGAGCCGGCCTGGTGGACTGGTACCCAGGCCCCAAGGGCGGCGTGATCCCGGTCGTGAAGTCGATCCGGTACAGCAGCATGGAACAGGGCGCGATGGAGGCCTTTCACGCCGATGCCGTGCAGTTCCTGCGCACCGAGCATGCCCAGAAGATCCTGTGGCCGCACCTGTCGCCCATGGCGGCGGCCGAAATGATCGAAACCATCCTGGCCGATTTCGGCGAATAAAGCGGAGACATCACTGTGGCAAAAAATTCCATCGAGGCGTACGGCGCGGCCGGCAAGACCAATCTGCTGTTCTTCGACCCCGAGCAGTTGACCCTGGTGACGGACCCGGCCCATCCGCTGTACGACGAGCGCGTGCACCTGCCGATCGACGAGGCAATGGTCGACAGCATCATGATGTCCGGCGTGGCCGAGCCGATCATGGTTCTCAAGGACACGGAAACCGGCGAGGTGCAGGTGGTTTTCGGCCGGCAGCGCGTGAAGAATGCCCGGGAGGCCAACCGCAGGCTGGCAGCCAAGGGGCGCAAGCCGATCACGGTGCCCGGGTTCACTCGCAAGGGGCTGGATCGCCGGACCGCCGCCGCGTTGATGGCCAGCGAGAACGCCATCCGCAAAGACGACACGCCCATGGGGCGCGCCCGGATGATGCAGCAGCTGGTCGGCTTGGGATACACGGAAGCCGATCTGGCCATCATCTTCGGCTGCTCGCCGGCTACCGTCGGCGGGACCCTCTCCCTGCTCGAGTGCACGCAATCCGTGCAGCAGGCGGTGGAGGCCGGACAGATCAACGCCACGCAGGCCAAGGCACTGGGGCGCATGCCTCCGGCCGAGCAGCGCGCGAAGGTTGACGCTTTGGTGCAGGCCGGTGCTGGCGTCAAACCGCATGAACGCGCCCGGCGCCAGCGCGCCGTCCTGGGCGAGGACAAGCCCCGCATGCGGACTCGCAAGCAGATCGAGACGGCCCTGGCGGATGCGTCTGGGCCCTATGCCGACGCCCTGCGCTGGGTGCTTGGCCAGGAGTCGGCATGAAGGGCAGGACACCGACGGCCGAGCAGCGCCGCTTCTGGGATCTGCTGGCGCGCGAGATCGGCTGCATCGCCAGCCGCAAGGACGGTTTCTGGGAGCCGCGCGTCAGCATCCATCACATCGACGGGCGCACGAAGCCGGACGCGCATTGGCTGGTGCTGCCGCTGTCGGCCGGCAACCACCAGGACGGCACCGGCGCGCCGGGCCGCGTTGCTGTGCATCCGTGGAAGGCGCGGTTCGAGGCCCGGTATGGGACCCAGCTCGAGCTGCTGCGCGAATGCATTCAGATTCTGCTGGACCGCGGCCACGACGTGCCCGACGGGGCGTTGCTCGCGGCCGGAATGGAAAAGCCCGAGGCGACTGTGGAGGTCGGCTCGGGCGGTGTTCAACATATTCATGGGGATGAATTGATGAGGAACGTGGAAATTGTAAGCGAGAAGGCGCGGGCGCGCCAGGGTGGTGTTGCATGAGGCCCTATGAGGACTTTTTGCTGCACAAGGGGCAGGCCGACGACGCAACAGGGTTCACGCCTGTTTGGATGCCAGACATTCTGTTCGATTTCCAGGCACACCTGACCGACTGGGCGGTGCGCATGGGGCGGTCGGCCTTGTTCGAGGATTGCGGCATGGGCAAGACCGTGCAGGAGCTTGTCTGGGCGCAGAACGTCGTACAGCACACCAATGGCAACGTACTGATCAACACGCCACTGGCGGTAAGCCAACAGATGGCCCGCGAGGCTGAAAAATTCGGCGTCGAGGTCCATGTTGCCCGCGACGGCAAGGTACGGCGCGGCATCAACGTCGTGAATTACGAGCGCCTGCACCTGTTCGACCCGAACGATTTTGTTGGGCACGTAGGCGATGAGTCCAGCATCCTGAAGAATTTCAACGGAAAGACCCGGGCCTTGGTGACTGACTTTTCGCGCGGCATGCGGTATCGCCTGCTGGCCACCGCGACGGCCGCGCCCAACGATTACATCGAACTGGGCACGTCGTCGGAGGCGCTGGGCTATCTGGGCTACGTGGACATGCTCAATCGGTTCTTCAAGAACGATTTGGGCAACAGCAGCGTAGGCCGTGGGTTCATGGGCAAGCAAAACCAATGGCGTTTCAAGGGGCATGCCGAACAGCCGTTCTGGCGCTGGGTTTGCTCCTGGGCGCGAGCCGTGCGCAGACCGTCCGATATCGGCTTCCGGGACGATGGGTTCGCGCTTCCGCCTCTTGAGGAAGTCGAGCACCTGGTGAGCGCGAACACGCGCGCCGCCGGGATGCTATTCGACCTCCCGGCTGCCGGTCTACAGGAGCAGCGTGAAGAGCAACACCGGACGATTGAGGAACGCTGCCAGGCCGTGGCCAACCTGGTCAATGAAACTGGTCAGCCCGCGCTGGTCTGGTGTCACTTGAACGCCGAGGGCGATCTTCTGGAACGAATGATTCCGGATGCCATTCAGGTCAGCGGAAAACAGTCAGACGACGAAAAGGAAGACCGCTTGTTGTCCTTTGCGGAAGGAAAATCCCGCGTCCTGGTGACCAAGCCGAAGATCGGCGCCTGGGGGCTGAACTTCCAGCATTGCAATCACATTGTCACCTTCCCGTCGCACTCGTTTGAGCAGCACTACCAAGGCATCCGCCGCTGCTGGCGCTTCGGTCAGCGCCGGCCCGTGCGCGTGGACATCGTGACCACCGAGGGCGGCCAGGGGGTGCTCAAGAACCTGCAAAGCAAAGCGCAGGCGGCGGATCGCATGTTCACCAACTTGGTGGCGGAAATGAATACGGCCATGACGATTGATCGCGTCCGCGCCATGAGCAAAGAAATGGAGGTCCCGGCATGGGTGTGATTGATCAAGTCATTGCCGATCAGTACGCCATTTATAACGGGGACTGCATCGAGGTCATGTGCGGCCTGCCGGCGGAAAGCATTCACCTGTCGGTCTACTCGCCGCCCTTTAGTGGCCTGTACCACTACAGCAGCTCAGAGCGGGATCTGTCCAACTGCCGCAGCTACGAAGATTTTTTCGAGCACTACGGGTATGTGGTGCAGGAATTGCATCGCCTGACGGTGCCGGGCCGCATGACTGCGGTGCATTGCATGGAGGTGCCGCGCAGCAACAGCGGCACGGACTCGCTGATCGACTTTCCGGGCGACATCATCCGCCTGCATGAGCGCCTGGGCTGGGAATATGCCGGCCGCCATGTGATCTGGAAGGAGCCGCTTGCTGTGCGCCTGCGCACGATGCAAAAGAACTTGGCGCACGCCACGGTGGTTGCGGATTCCATCGATTGCGGCGTGGCCTCTGCCGACAACCTGCTGATGTTTCGGCGCAGCGGCAAGAATCCGATTCCGGTGCAGCACCCGGCAGGTTTGATGGAGTATGCCGGGGAGCGCCGTCCGCCGGCCGAGGTGATGAAGTACCGGGGCTGGACCAAGAAACAGACCGAGAACCGATTCTCGCACTGGATTTGGCGCCAGTATGCCGACTGTATGTGGGATGACATCCGACTCAATCGCGTGTTGCCCTACAAGGAGGCGCGCGATCCAGACGACGAGAAGCACGTTCATCCTCTGCAACTTGACGTGATCGATCGTGCCATCGTTCTGCGCAGCAACCCGGGTGAAACAGTTTTGACCCCGTTCGCGGGCGTCGGCTCTGAGGTTTATGGCGCCGTCACCGCAGGTCGGCGTGCCATTGGGATCGAACTGAAGCCCAGTTACTACCGCCAGATGGTGCGCAACACCGAAGCGGCCGCCAAAGGGCTCCGGTTTGATGTTGGGAGCGAAGAACTCCCTTTCGAGGGGGATGCGGTATGAGCTTCCGCGTTCCGAACCAGTACCGCGTCCGATCAGGGTTCTTCGCCTCTGATGACGCCTCGGGCAACAACGGCGCGTTTCTCGTGCGACTGAAGCATGGCCAGCGCGTCCAGGTCGTCGCGTCGGATGATGGCGGCTGGGAGCACGTCAGCGTTTCGCGCCAGGACCGGTGCCCGACTTGGGAAGAGATGTGCCAGGTGAAGGCGTTGTTCTGGGAGCCCGAGGACTGCGTGGTGCAGTTCCACCCGCGCGAGTCCGAATACGTGAACCTGCACCCGTACTGCCTGCACATGTGGCGGCCGACGGACGAGGTGCTGGTGATGCCGCCGAAGGGGATGGTTGCATGAAGTGGTCCGAACGCACCATCGCCCGCGCCCTGGCGCAGCAGACCTTCAACCGGAAATACCTGGTGGTGGTCCCCAACTGCAACTGGACGGGCTACGAAGCCGACATCCTGGCGGTCACCGAAAACCTGCGGCTGATCGACGTCGAGATCAAGATCAGCAGGTCCGACCTGAAGGCCGACGCCCGCAAGGACAAATGGTGGCATCGGGAGCGCGTTGGTCAGTGGCCCATGGTGCATGAATGGGACCGCAGCCGAATCTCCGGCAATTTGATCATGAAGCGCGCCTATCAGAGGGGCCGCTTCAAGAGCACGCATCTGGAATGGCCGCGCCGGGTCTGGAAGCATTACTACGCACTGCCCGCTGAAATCTGGACGGACGACCTGCTGCCCAGCCTGGGTTCTGAGGCGTCCGGCGTGTTGCTGCTGTCTGGCGACGACAAGACCCTGAAGATCACGTGCAGACGCCCCGCGAAGCCATGTCGTGACGCCGACAATCTGTCGCCAGCCGCCGCCATCCATATCGCCCGTCTGGCCAGCCTGCGCATGTGGGACGCCTACAAGACGGTCGATGCGCTGCGCGCGCGACAGGAGGCCAGCTATGGCTGACCAGGCCGCTCCGTATCCACCGGACACCGACGCCAAGGGCTGGCGCTTCGAACTCGATTATGAGCAAGTCGAGCGGTCAGACACGTGGGCGCTGGCGGCACCGGAGATTCGGCCTTGGTTGCTGATGTTGTGGATGACGGCCTGGAAGCAGGTTCCGTGCGGCAGCCTGCCAGATGACGACGAGTTGATCGCCGTTCGCATTGGCATGCCGTTGGAGATGTTTCAGGCCAGCAAGCACCGGCTGCTGCGCGGGTGGTGGCGTGCCGACGACGGCCGGCTGTACCACCGCGTCTTGACCGAGCGCGTTCAGGACATGCTGGCGAAGAAGGAAAAGGAGCGCGTCCGGAAGGCCGGATACCGGGCGCGGAATGCCTCTGGAAAGGCAAAGCCGTCCCAAGGATATCCAGATCAGTCCCACGGAAGTCCTGATATGTCCCATGGGACAGGCGCGGGACTGCCAGGGGACTCCGGCGGGAGAGACGACACCAGAACCGGAACCAGTATTAATTCCGTACCTACTGGCGTAGGTACGGGCACTGACGTGCCGTCAGCTGGTCCTGCTGATGACCCGCCGAAAGCCGCCCCGCCGCCTGGGCTGGAGCCGCAGGAGGCGATTTTTCAAGTTGCCGTGCCCTGGCTTGTCGCCAGAGGTGTGCCGGACCGCAGCGCCCGGTCTCTGCTGGGCGGCGCGGTGAAGCAACTCGGGGCGGCCGGCGCCTGGGAACTTGCGTCGGAGTGCATCCGCCAGGGCGCGATAGAGCCGGCCGCGTGGCTGTCGAAGGCCTTGAACGAGCGGATCGCCGCGCGGGCCGGGCCTGTGCGTCGGAAAGGGTCGCGTGCCGACGATCGTGCCGCATGGAACGCGGAGTTGAACGAGGTGCTGGCTGAGCCTGCAGGCGGCCGGGCCGAAAAGGACATGGGGGTGATCGATGTCTCAGGCAGTTGATAGGCCGGCGCCGGCCTCGTCGCTGGGCGCCATGGTGGTGGCGGAAATGCGGCTGATGTACGGCTCGAAATTCGCCCAGCAGTGGGAGGGGGTGTCGCCGCGGCAGTTGCGCGATGCCTGGGACCAGAAGCTGGCTGGCTTGACCGAGCCGGAGGTACGCCAAGCCCTGGTGGCCTGCTTGACGCGGGAATGGCCGCCAACGCTGCCGGAATTCCTGCGGCTGTGCCGGCCGTGGCTGGATCCGGAGATCGCCTACCAGGCGGCCGTGGCCGGCCTGGCCGCGCGCCGCAAGGGGAACATGGGCGCCTGGCCGCACCCGGCCGTCTATTGGGCGGCCGCCGGCATCGGTGGTGATCTGCTGTCGCAGGGCTGGCAGGCGATGCGCGGTCGCTGGGAAGTCGCGTACCGCGCCCAGTTGGCGCGCCCATCCTGGGAGCCGATCCCGGCGCCCGCCGAGCCCCTGCCTGCGCCCGGCAGCACGATCACGACGAAGCAGGAGGGCGTGCAGCAGGCGCAGCTGTTGGCCGATCGCATGACCAGGGGTCCCCAGGGCAACCAGCGCGAATGGGCCAGGCAGATCCTCAAGGATCAATCCCGCCCGGGCGGGCGGCGCCGCCCTCAGGCTGTAGTCGACATGGCGCGCCGGGCAGCGGGCATCGATGCCGAGGAGGTTGCATGAACCAGATCCTCACCTATGTGCAAGCGCAGGCCGTGGGCGCGGCTTTCAGCGCAGCCGCAGTGGCCGGGGGCCGCGTTACGCGGATCACCTTCATGCAAGACGACGGGCGCCGCATCAAGGTCAGCGTGCTGCGTGATGGGGTTTTCCTGGTGCTGCGAATTGACGAGCGCGGCACCGTCACGGCTCACCGCCGTTATGACGGCCTGGCTGATTTTGCCGATGCCCACCGAGAAGCGACATGACCGTCCAGTGCATCGCGTGCCGGCATTTCGACCTGCGCAAAGCGGAGGGCCTGGACAGTCAGGGTTATGGCAACTGCGCATTCGAGCGCAGGTCCACCTTCGAGAGCGCGACGTTTCCGCGGTACTGCGCTCAGTTCCGCGCCACCGACACGGACATCGAACAGCGCCGCCGGCAGTGGCTGGCGGCGAAGCAGGAAAAATTTAATCAGGCTATCGAGGGAACCAATGGCAGCTAACACAATGATCAAAGGCGGCCGCGCCGCCCATCAAGCACACCTGGTGCCGGCGCCGACGTTCGACAGGTACACGGCGGAGTGGAAACCGCGGCCGCACCTGCGGCAAGCGGAACTGGACCGTCTGCCCGCGCCGATCTCGATGACCGGCAAAATCGGCGCCGAAGGCCGCCAAGACTTCTGGCGGGGGTGGTGATGCAAGATCGTCTGATAGGAGAAGACGCCATGTTTCAAACGGCTCACCAGGCGCTGATGTTCGCCTTCAACTTCTCGGCGGGCACGGTAGATCGGCCGCTGACCTCCAGGATGGCGGACAAATACCGGCCGACCGGCCGGGGCTTGGCTGGCAACGACGGCGCCGCCCAGGCCGGCCTGATCCTGCAGCCGATCAAGGAGCGGTTGTCCGGGCTGCATCAGGCGATCTTGTATGCGCGCTTCGCGCCTCGGGAAGAGCCGTGCCCGTGCTGCAACCACCCGCGCATGCGCGACGAGTGGATGGCGTCGATCCGCGTGATTTCGGATGCGGCCGTGGCCAGTGCGCTGACCGGGCACCTGACGGCCCGGGTGCTGCGCGACGGGCTGGTGGCGCGCTATTTCGGCCAGAAGATCCACCTGCAGGAGTTGGCGGCCAAAGCGGGCGTGAACCGGGACACGGCCAGCAGCCACAACAGCATGATCGTAAAATGGCTGCGCGGGACTCGGGCAAAGGTTCGGGGCGGCGATCTGGTGAAGGAGGGGGCGATGGGTGAAGAGCAGCGTGCTTTGGATGCTGCCGAGGCGGTGCTCAGGGATGAGGCCATATGAACCACGCGACACTTTGGGCTACGGCCGTGATGTTCTTGGTGTTTTCGATTGTTATGCTGGGTGTCTCATCGTGGGCGCGGACATCGGGGCGGCGTGTTCTTGCTGTGCGCTTGTTCGCCTTTGCCTGCGGTCTGATGGTGTCCGCCGTTGTATTCGGCTTGATGTCAAAATCATGAAATCCGTGCATTTATACATAACCGCGGCGACAAAGGCTCGTTGGGTTCGTGCCAGCCAGTCCGCAGGCATGCGACTCACAGACTGGATAGTCCACGCCGTAGAAGCGCAGATGTCGCAGCAACTGGCACGGATTTTGGTGCCTGACGATGTGGATTTCGCTGATCTCCATCTGGTGCGCAACGCCGATGGCGCCGTGAGTTTCGATTGGGCGCCTATCGAGCGCATCTGTGAGGCAAGCGGCCTTTCGGTTGATGTCCTCAAGGGCGGTCCAGTGGATAACGTGGTCGAGCTGATCACAGGCTGGTACGGTGAGCATCGCAGGCACGGCGGAGCATCGGACGCTACCGCCGAAGGCTGGCTGGCGGAGGCTAAAAAGGACGCCGAAACTTGACTTTTCCTCCAGATTTGCGGAAAATCTGCCTCATTCACTTACTGGTGGATGTTGCGTCCAGACAGAGCCCCGACACCGTTCGGGGCTTTTTGTTGGACATTTGATGGGCCCCGGTTGCGGAGACGCGCCGGGGCCTTTTCGCTTCCTGCACGTGCGCGTGGATTGAAACCGACTCCCATCTCCCCATGATCAACATCTCAGACTATCCGGCAGGCGCCGCCCTGGCACTCGAGCTCATGTCTCGGCACAGGACGATCCTGCAGGACGCACTGGCGCCGCTGAAATCTGGCGGGTATTCGGCATGGCCGGAACCCATCAACCTCGGCGGCTGGAGCGTGCATGGCCTGAAGTGGCAGGGCAAGATGCTCGACGGCTGGGACCGCCACAGCGCGGGCCGGCTGGCGGCCATCTGCCCGATGATCGTGAACTGCGGGTACTCTCTGATGGAGCCCGGCGCGGAGATTGCCCCTCATGTCGGCTACACCGACCGGGTACTGCGCATGCACCTGGGTCTATCGGTCCCGGAGGGCGACTGCGCTATCGTCATCGACGGTCAGACCTGCAAGTGGGAGACCGGGCGCGTGCTCATGTTCGATGACACGCTGCGGCATAGCGCCCACAACCGCACCGGCGAGCCTCGTCTGATCCTGCTGCTGGATCTGGACAAGGCGATGGTCGCCGAGGTGCAGGCGTAGGATCATGGCCACGAAGAAACCTCAACCAGCCGCCAGCAAGAAGGCGTCAGCACCTGCGCGCAACGTGTCGCGTCCGCTGAGCGCCTTGGAGCGTCGGTTTGTGGAGGAATATCTGGTCGATTTGAATGGCGCCAGAGCTGCAATCAGGGCTGGATACAGCGAGAAAGGAGCGGCCGCTGCTGCGTCGAGGCTGTTAACGCGCGTCAACATCCATTCGGCGATTTCCGCTGGGATGGCGGCGCGCTCGCAGCGCACGAAGATTACCCAGGACATGGTGTTGGAAGAGCTGGCCAAGTTGGCATTCAGCGATCCACGTGCATTCTTCCGTGAGGATGGCACGCTGAAGCACCCCCAGGAACTGGATGATCGATCGGCGGCGGCTCTGGCGCAGTTCGAGGTCCGCGAGGAATTCGAGCGTGAAGATCCGGACGAAGTTGCTGAAGCCCAGCCCCATGGCGGTGAACTGCGGCGCCAGTATGGCCGCAAACGCCTGGCCGGCTTCACCACGAAGGTGAAGTGGGCCGACAAGCGGGCGGCGCTGGTGGACATTGGCAAGCACCTGGGCATGTTCATCGACCGCAAGGAAATCCGGATGGGCGAACTCGAACGCGCAAGCGATGCCGAGTTGGCCCAGAAGACGCTTGCGGCCGCCCAGCAGGTGGCGGAACTTGAAGGCGTGCCCGTCGAGACGGTGTTGCAGCAAGTACAGGACGCCGCCAGCAGTACGGTACACTGACGCGCCGTCATGCTTGTCCAGAATCCCCGCCTGGTTCTCGCCCAGGCGCTGATGGAGCGTGCGCGCCGGGCACGTCAGAACCGGCTGAAGTATTACCGGCCCTACGAGAAGCAGCGCGAATTCCACGCGGCGGGCAAGTCCTTCCGGGAGCGGTTGTTCTCGGCGGGCAACCAGCTGGGCAAGGCGCTGCGCAACGGCACGCCGGTTCTGACGCCCAGCGGCTGGGTGCCAATCGAGGCGCTGCGCATCGGTGACCAGGTCATCGCTGGCGACGGCTCGATCACGACCGTGACGGGTGTCTTTCCGCAGGGCGTGAAGGCACTTTACCGGCTGACGTTCGACTACGGCGAGACCATCGAGTGCTGCGGCGAGCATCTTTGGATGTATCAGCACCCGGCGGCGCGGTATCCGACTCGCCATAGCCATGGTCAGGCGCAAGGCAATCCGCGCTTTGGGGCATGGTCGGTCGGTGATACCAGCGAGATCCTGGCGATCGACGGCGGGAATCCGCGGCCGCGCCGCAGGGTTCTGACGCCGGCCGTTGATCCCGTACGGTTTGACGCCGCCCGGGTGCCGTTGGACGGCTACCTGGTTGGTGTGTTGATCGGCGACGGCTGCCTGGCCGAGGGCGGTGTCTCGTACAGCAAACCCGACGCAGACCTGCGCGCCATGGTCGAGCAAGCCCTGCCGGCTGGCGCGCATCTGCACAGCGCGGGCATCACTCATCGGATCGTCGGCGAACCTGGCCGGCGCCCTGACGGGATGCCGGGCAGCATCAACCCCGTCCTGGATGCTCTTCGTGAAATGGGCCTGGCCGGGCTGAAGTCGCATGAACGGTTTGTCCCGGCCGCCTATCTGCTGAACGACGCCGCGACGCGGCTGGCGGTGTTGCAGGGGCTGTTCGATACCGACGGCAGTGCAGACCGCAATGGCACCATCGAATACAGCACGACCTCGGAGCGGTTGTGCGATGACGTGCTGTTCCTGCTGCGCAGTTTGGGTGTGAAGGCGCGTGCCGTGCGCCGGGTGACCGGATACACACACAACGGGGAGCGCCGGACAGGCCGGCCGTCGTGGCGTGTGCACGTGCGGGCACCGGGTTTCCCGCTGTTCAGGATGCGGCGCAAGCAGGATCGCGTGGTTCCCGCCGGCAATACCCGGCACCACGTGCTGCGGACCATCGAGGCAGTCGGCGACGGCGAGTGCACGTGCATATCGGTGGCGCACCCGAGCCGGACCTACGTGACGGACCATTTCATCGTCACGCATAACACCTGGGCGGGTTCGTTCGAGACGGCGATGCACCTGACTGGCCGCTATCCGGACTGGTGGGAAGGCAAGACGTTCGACCGGCCCACAGCGGGATGGGCGGCATCGGTATCGGCGGCGTCGACGCGCGACGGTGTGCAGCGGCTGCTGTTCGGCCGACCCGGCATTGACTCGGAACTGGGCACGGCAGCGATCCCGCGTGACGCGATCAAGGAACTGTCGCCGCTGTCGGGCGTTGCGAACGCCTACGCGCTGGCCGTGATCCGTCACGGCGGTGGCGGCGACGTGCAGGCCGGGGAATCGGTCCTAGGCTTTCGGAACTACGAGCAGGGCCGGTCAAAATTTCAGGTCGAGACCCTGGACTTCGTGTGGCTTGACGAGGAGCCGCCGCACGAGATCTACATGGAGGCGTTGACCCGCACCAACACGACGCTCGGCCCCGTCTACATGACGTTCACGCCGCTGATGGGCATGAGCGAGACGGTCATGCGGTTCCTCATCGACAAGCACGATGGGACCACAGTGGTGTTCATGGGCGTCTACGACGCCGGGCACTACACCCGGGAGCAGGCCGACGCGATCGTCGCCAGCTACCCGGAACACGAACGCGAGGCCCGCGCCTTCGGCAAGCCGGTGCTGGGCAGCGGCGCGGTGTATCCAGTCAAGGAGTCGGACATCACGATCCCGGGGTTTAGCATCCCGGACTCGTGGCCGCGCATTGCCGGTATGGACCTGGGTTGGGACCACCCCACCGCGGCGGTCTGGATGGCACACAACCGGGACACCGACGTCGTGTACGTGTACGACGTGTACAAGCGCTCGAAGCAAGTCCCGGCCGTGCACGCCAGCGCAATCAAGGCCCGGGGAGCGTGGATCCCGATGGCCTGGCCCTCGGACGCGCTGCAGACCCAGAAGGACAGCGGCAAGCCCATGCGCGACGAATACCGGCGCGAGGGCGTGAACATGCTGTCGGAACGAGCCCAGTTCGAGGACGGCAGCGTGGGCGTTGAGCCGGGCCTGCAGATCATCCTGGCCCGGATGCAGACGGGCCGGTTCAAGGTATTCGAGGGCCTGGAAGACTGGTTCGCTGAGTACCGGGTCTACCACCGGAAAGATGGCGTCGTCGTGAAACTGATGGACGACGCGATGGATGCGACGCGGTACGGCGTGATGAGCCTGCGGTTCGCACAGGTGCCGACGGTCGGCGAGTTCAAACCCTATCGGGAAAATTGGCGCGGATGATGACTACTGCAGTGACTGGATTCGACCTGCTCGGAGACGAGCGCGCCGATACGGTCTCGCATGCCCACGACAAGGCGCACCCCGAGCCCGGCATGCTGACCGTCACACAGTTGGAGCGCTGGCTGTCGGAGATCCGTGACCAGCCGGCCTGGCGCCGCGAGGCGGACAAGTGCGCCGACTACTACGACGGCAACCAACTCGACCCCGACACGCTGCAGCGCCTGAGCGACAAGGGCCTGGGCCCGCTGATCACCAACCTGATCGCGCCCACGGTCAATGCCGTGCTGGGCATGGAAGCCAAGACAAGGACCGACTGGACGGTATCGGCTGACGATGACCGGTGGGGCGACGTCGCCGACGCCCTGGGCGCAAAGCTCCACGAGGCCGAACGCGAGAGCCACGCGGATAGGGCCAACTCCGACGCCTACGCGGGCACGATCAAGAGCGGTTTTGCTGCGGTCGAGGTTTCGCGCAACAACAACCCCTTCGAATATCCGTACCGTGTGGAAGCGATCCACCGATCCGAGATGTTCTGGGACTGGCGCAGCCGCAAGCCGGACTGGTCGGACGCCCGCTATGTGGTGCGCCGTAAGCGCTATGACGCCGATCACCTAGCCGCCTGGTTCCCGCAGCATGCCGATGCGATCCGGGCGGCCGGCAACTGGACGGACTGGTCGGACTATCTGACGCTCGATAACCGGATGAGCGCCGATCTGCGGCACTCCATCGAGCAGGGCATCCGGACATCCTGGGACGATTTGGAATGGCGCGACACCACACGCCAGCAGGTGACGTGCTTCGAGGTCTGGTACCGAGTGTGGGTGCGCGGCCTGGTCATGAGTTTGCCCGGCGGCCGCGTGCTCGAGTTCTGCGAGAGCAACCCGTACCATCGGGCCGTCGTGGCCTCCGGCGCTGTGCAGCCGCGCGTGGCGGTCTACGACAAGCTGCGCGTGGCGTTCTACTGCGGCCCGATCCGGCTGCTGGACCGCGCGACGAACAAGCGCCGGTTCCCGTATATCCCGTTCTTTGGCTACCGCGAGGACCTGACCGGCGTGCCGTACGGCCTGATCCGCACGATGCTGAGCCCGCAGGACGAGGTCAACGCCCGCACGGCCAAGATGATGTGGTTGCTCAATTCACGGCGGGTTTTCATCGACCGAGACGCCGTGGACGCGCAGTACAACACGCTTTCGGACGTGAGCCGCGAAGTCGCGCGGGCCGACGCGTTCATCGTCACCAACCCCAGCCGCACGGGCGGCGCCAACGCCATCCGGGTCGATGACAACATGGCGCTGTCGGCGCAGCAGTTCAGCGTCATGCAGGAGCGCAAGCAGGCGATCCAGGAAGCGGCGGGCGTGTATTCGGCGTTGATGGGTCAGAACAGCAACGCATCCAGCGGCACGGCGATCCAGTCCCTGGTAGAGCAGGGCGTCACAACCCTAGCCGAGATCAACGACAACTACCGCGAATCGCGCCGCCTGGTCGGCCAGGCCCTGCTGGAGCTTGTCAAAGAAGACCTGACTGGCCAGCAGGAGATCATGATCGATAACGGCACGGTGAAGCGGCGGGTGATGGTGAACATCCCGGCGCGTAGCGATGCCACCGGCCAGGAGTACCGCGAGAACGACGTCCAGGTGGCGCCCGTCAAGGTGGCCCTGGCCGACGTCCCCAGCACGCCATCCTATCGCCAGCAGCAGTTCGGCCAGTTCGCCGAGATCCTGAAATCCATGCCGCCGCAGTACCAGGCGCTGCTGGTGCCCTTCGCGCTGGAGATGTCGGACTTCAGCAAGCGCAAGGAGATGGCTGAGTTTCTGCGCAAGCAACTGGGCATCCAGGCCGACCCGAATAGCCCCGAGGCGCAGCAGGCCGAGCAGCAGGCCAAACAAACCCAGGCCGTTGCGAACGAGCTGCAGATGGCCGACGCGAAGTCCAAGATCGACGAGCGCGTGGCCAAGACCGAGAAGACTCGTGCCGAAACTTCCCAGATTCAGGCCGAGGCCGGCGCGCCCGCAGCCGACCCGCAGGCTGATACCGCTAAGCAGGAAGTCCAGCATCTGCTCGAGCAGGTCCAACGCCTGCAGCAGCAGCTGGCCAGCCGTGACGCCGACAACCGCGCGCGCCTGCAGCAGACCGCCATGCACGAGAACGCCGAGACCGAGCGCACGTTGATGCGCCTGCAGGCCAGGCCGGCCGCGCCGCAGGGCGCGCCAGCCACATAGCACCGATTTTCCCAGGCCAGGGATACGGCCACCACGCGCCCCGAGTGAGCAATCGCCCGGGGCTTTTTTGCATTCGGACCTATCCGACAACTAGGAGCACGAGGAAATGAGCACGGAACAGACCACGGACACCCCCGCATTCGACATGGATGCGTACCTGAAGGACCCCCTGAACGCACCCGCACCCGCGGGCGCTGATCTGGAGGCGCTGGCCGCCGGCGACACGTCGCAGGCCGCCCAGCCCGAGCAGCAGATCGAAGGCGAACAGGGAACCGAAGCCACCGCGAATGAACAGGGCGAGAAGCACGGTGATGCGCCCGGCACCGGCACGGAGACGACGGAGCAGGACAAGGGGAAGGATGCCGCCGCTGCGGCCGAAGGCGAGGGCGCAAAACCCGCCACCGCCGAAGGACAGCAGCAGGAGCAGCAGCCGGCCGGGGTCGCAAGCAAGGATGGCAAGCACGTCATTCCCTACGAGGAACTGCGGGCTACGCGTGAACGGGCGGCCCGGGCGGAAATCATGGTGCAGGAGCTGACGGGGAAACTCGAAGCGCTGACCAACGAGATCCAGACCGGCAATGCCAGCAAGACGCGTGACATCGCGGACATCGTGGACGAATCGGCGCTGGCGACCCTGCGGGAGGAATCCCCAGAGATCGCGGGCGTCATCGACAAGCTGATCGAGCGCAACCAGCAACTGGCCGAGCAGGCGCAATCCGCGCATGCGGCCACGGCTGATACCGAGCGCGAGACCCGTGTCCAGGCGGTTATATCCGTCGAAGACGCGATCAATGCCGTCCCCAAGCTCGCGCACGTTCGTGCCACTGACCCCGACACGTTCATGGCGATCGCCGCGCTCGACACGACCCTCGGAAAGATGGCCACCTGGAAGGACCGGCCGCTGTCCGATCGCTTCGAGGCCGCGGTGCGCATGTACGAGGCCGCGAACGGCGATATCGAGCTGCCCGGGCAAAAGGCGAAAACCGAACCGCCCGCCCAGCAGCTGTCAGCCGATACCGACGCGCGCGTGAAGGCGGCCCTGGCGAAAGCCGACGCCGCTTCCAGCGGTCCCTCCACGCTTTCCGATATCCCTGGCGGCCAGCCGGCCGCTGAATCCCTTCAGGACGCTCTGACGTCGTTGTCCTCGACCGCCCTCACCGAGCGGTTCATGACCATGTCGCCCGAGCAGATCGAGGCGGAGCTGGCACGCCTCTCGTAATTACGGAGGTAACACCCCATGGCTGGTACGCAAATCCCGGTCGGCTCGACCCTGGCCCGCAAGGTCTTCGGCGCCGCACTGTTCGCCAACACCCAGCGGCAACCGTCGCTGTCCAACAATCTCACCGGCCCCGCGCCGAAGCAATCCGGCGCCGAAGCCAAGCTGAAAGGCCAGACCTCGCCGGACATGCCCATCGTGCGGGTCACCGACCTGTCCAAGTCGCAGGGCGACATGGTCTCGGTCGACCTGATCAACCAGACCGGCGGTAAACCCATCATGGGTGACCGGATGGCCGAGGGCAAGGGCGAACGCCTGGACATGTCGTCCATGGACATTCGCATCGACCTGACCACCAAGGTGGTGGACGCCGGCGGCAAGATGACCCAGCAGCGCACGGTCCACGGCCTGCGCGGCCTGGCCATGGCGAACCTGCAGGGCTGGTTCAAGCGGTTCCATGACCAGTCGAGCATCGTGCATCTGGCCGGTGCGCGCGGCAACCAGGTCGGCACCGACTGGGTGGTGCCCCTGCCCAGCGATCCCGACTACGGCGAGATCATGGTCAACACGGTCAAGGCGCCGACCTACAACCGCCACTACGTGGCCGACGGCTCGTCCCTGGTTCAAGGCGGCCAGGCCCTGGCATCGATCGACAGCACGGACATCTTCAAGCTCGAGCACATCGACATCCTGGGCGCCATCATCGACGACATGGAGTTCAAGCTGCAGCCGATCAAGCTGCCGGGCGACCAGGCTGCCGACGACTCGCCGCTGTACCTGCTGCTGGTCACCAACCGCCAGTGGCAGTCGGTGCTGACCAACGCCGGCGGCAATGGCTCGCTGACCTGGCGCACGTTCCTGCAAAACGCCTGGAACCGTGCGACCTCGTTCGAGGGCGGCAAGCGCCACCCGCTGTTCACGGGCGAGGCCGGTGTCTGGCACAACATCCTGGTGCGCAAGACCGACCGGGCCATCCGGTTCGCCGCGGGCGATTCCGTCAAGTACTGCACCGAGGCAGGCCAGTCCACGGCGGCGGAATCCTCCGTCACGGTCAACAGCCTGTCGGCGGGCTATCAGATCGACCGCGCCATGCTGCTGGGCGCCCAGGCCCTGGCCCACGTGTACGGCAAGAACCAGGGCAGCGACACCTACGCCAACTGGATGGAGCGTCGCTACAACTTCGAGCGCAACCTGGAGGTCGCCGGCGAAGTGATGGGCGGCAAGGCCAAGCTGCGTTTCGATGTGCCCGACAGCCACGGCAGCAAGATCCCCACGGATCACGGCGTGGTCGTGCTGGACACGGCCGTCAACCTCAACAACGGCAGCTGATGTAGGGGCCCGCCTGACGGTGGGCCTTTCTCAACTTCCGTCATCACATCAAGGAGTTCTCCATGGGAAGCCTCTACGCACCCGACTTCAATACCAAGCTGTTGCATATGGCCGCGGCCGGCAATGCCTGGTCCGAAGACTACTCGGCGACCGCCGCCCCCGAAAACGGCGACAAGTTCTACCTGGGCGTCATCCCCGCAGGGGTCCGCGTCTACGAAGTCCGTCTCAAGCACGGTGCGGCCGGCGCCAGCGCCACGGCCAAGCTCGGCTTCGAGCCCTTCGACGGCGACGATCCGACAGCCGATGACGATTACTGGCTCGCCGCCACCACGTCTGTGGCGGCCGCCGGTGTCGAGCGATCCAGCGCCGCGGCCGTCACCTTCAACCGTCCCGTCAAGCTGGTCCTGACCGCTGGCGGTGCTGATCACGCCTCCGGCACCTACGAGGTCGTCGTGGTTGGCAAGACGGTCGGCGCGCCGTAATCGGTGTCTCCTCAAGGCTGCGCAAGCGGCCTACTCGGGGCCGGGCTGATGCTCGGCCCCATCTTTTTTCAAGGAAGCGATATGGACAGTCAACAAGGGTTGGTGTCGCTGGGCGGGGTGCCGATTCAGTACGTCGGCAAGAAGGCCCAGAAGACCGACAACGTGGCGGGCACGGGACTGACGTGGACGCCGGGGCAGGTGCACATCGTGCCGCCGCTCGTCGCGCAGAAGCTGGCGCGCTTCGCGGACATCTGGCGCGAGGTGGACCCGGGCACGGTGGATGACGATCCCTCAAGCGTGGGGATGGTCGTCACCGATCTGAGCGCGGCCAACAGCGGTCTGGCGGGCAGCAAGCCGACCGCGCCTGCCGGCCAGCCGCCCAAGGGCGAGGGCGAAGAGAAGACCTTCGATCTGCCGAACCTTCAGGGTATGACGAAGGCTGACCTGCAGACCTACTCTGCCAGCCAGTTCAACCATCAGCTCGACGCCAGCATGAAGAAGGAGGACATGATCCAGCAGATCGTGTCCCTGGCCAACAGCGGTCTGGCGGGCGCGCAGTAGTATGACCGCGGCCTTGGCGGACTTCGAGCGGTTCGTGTTGCCGTTCTGTGTGGGCGCGCCTATGCCTGCCGTCCATGATGCGGTGCTGGACGCCGCCATCGAGTTCTGCACCAAGACCCGGGCGGCGCGCGACTTCGCCGACACGATCATGACCCAACCCGGCGTGCCGGAGATGGAGATCGACGCGCCGGACGGCGACTCGCAGGTGGTCGAGGTCTTGGCGGCGTGGTTGCCTGGCCGGCAGGTCGATCCGGCGACGCGCCCCGATCTGGATGCCGTGTACCCGGCGGGCTGGGCCGACCTGACCGCGGGATCGGCGGCCGAGGTTCAGCGGTACTACTGCCGCGTGCCGAGCGTCATCCGGCTGGTGCCGGCGCTGACCGTCGCCGTGCCCCTGCGCCTGGAGATTGCCGTCGCGCCGACGCGGGATGCAACCGCACTCCCTGACATCCTGCTGTCCCGGTATGCCGAGCAGATCCGCGACGGCGCGCTGGCGCGCCTGCACCAGCAGGCGGCGCCGTACGCGGATCCGCAACGCGCCGTGCTGTACGGCCAGCTCTTCGACCACCACTGCGCAATGCTTGCCGACGACTCGCAGCATGGGTTTGCCCATCAGCCGCTGCGTACCGGCCGGGATGAATTCTGATGGGCACCGTCACCAATCTGGATGATCGCCGTCCGCACATCACCATCACCACGCTGGACGGAAACGCCCACGTCGTTCCGGTCGCGTACTTCGTGGATGTGGCCAAAGGCGTCCAGTCCATTGATTCACTGGATGACCGGGACGCCATCCTGCGCGTTGTCGTGGCTGAGTGGCTGGAACACATCGGCGCCGCCGAATACGGCGCGCTGCGCGAGATTGAGGGCTGACCATGCAAGCCAAGGACGTCATCGAGCGCGCGCGGATCATCCTGCAGGACGCCGACGCCAACTACTGGACGGACGACGAACTGCCCAAGTGGCTGACCGACGGGCGCATGGACGCCTACCGGCTGCGGCCCGACCTCTACGAGAAGGCGGCGGCCGTGACGCTGGTGGATGGCCCCCTGCAGGAGCTGCCCGACGGGTCCCGCCGACTGTTCGATGTCAGCCAGAACGTCTCGCACCCCAAGCAGCGGCGCATCACTGTTGTCGATGACGGCGCCCTGTCGGCGAGCCGGCCCGCATGGCGCAGCGGCTCGAGGTCGGCTGAGATCATCCACTACCTCTACAACGCGCTGCGTGGCGGCGTCTACGAGGTCTACCCGCCGGCACGCGCCGGCGTCCAGGTCCGGATCAGCTACGCAGCTCCGCCCGAGGCCATCGAGACCTCCGACAGCGAAGTCGAGCTCGCCGAGGAAGGCGAGCACGCCGCGGAGCTCGTCGACTTCATCCTGTACCGGGCCTTCCTCAAAGAAGCCGATACGGTCCCGGCCTTTCAGGCCCGGGCCGCCCAGCACTACGCGGCATTCCAAAGCGCCCTGACCGGCACCACCACCAGTCCCAACCAAAGCTAACCCTCACGAGGAACCGTCCATGTCCAAGTCCGATGCTTTTGAAACCGACCTCTTGAAACTGATCTTCAACGGCGTCGCCATCGCCAACCTCGCTGATAACGCGGCGTCTGGCCCGTTGACCAAACTGTACCTGGCGCTGCATACCGGCGACCCGGGCGAGGCCGGCAATCAGTCCACCTCCGAGGTGAATTACACCGGCTACGCTCGCGTGGCCGTGGATCGCACGTCGTCTGGTTGGGCAGTGACGGGCAACTCGGTCAGTCCTGTCGCCCCGATTGAGTTCGGCGAGATGACTGCCGGCACCCCGGGAACGGCGACTTACGCCTCTGTCGGCACGGCCGCGAGCGGTGCTGGGAAAATCTTGTACAGGGGAGCTCTGAATCCTACGATCCCGTACAACATCGGGGTGGTGCCGCGACTGCGCACAACTAGCGCGATCACCGAGGACTAAGGGATGCTGGCCCAGGCTGAGTTCGCGCTGGGCGAGTTCGCAACCTTCGAGCTTGCGAAGGAATCTCGCGCCTACGCCGTCCCAGCGGATCTTGCCGCCCATGGCACGGCGACCGCTGCCCCTGCTGGCTCGTCGACGCTCGTGTCCTCAGGCGCCCTGACCTCTTCTGGGGCCGGAGCGTTCGCCGGCCGTGGCGGTGCGCTGGCGCACGGCAGGCTGTCATCTGCTGGCCGAGCTGAGTCGGCCTTGCTGGCATCCTACTTTGCCGGCGCCGATCTTGGTGCCGCAGGCGCATCTACCTCGGCGCTGAGGTCCGCTGCGTTCGCGTATGCGGACAGCGCCATGTACGGTGCCAGTGCCAATGCGTGGGCCGCTGGCCGGGGCATATCTGTCGAGTTGCACGCCGCCGGGTCCGCTGAGGCGTCGTTCGAGTACCTGAACGAACCGCAGTATCGGATCAAAGGGTTTTCGACGGTGTCGTGGGCGACCGGCGCCACGGTGAATGTGGATTTCACTACCAGTTCTGCTGCTCAGTTCAAGGCCGCCGGACAAGCGGACGCCTGGGGCAATCTGGAGGCTACTGGCTGGACGTTCACTAATTTGGTGGGGCAGTCCTACGGTCAGTCCGCGCTATCGGCACGGAGCGCCTGCGCTGCCCTGTGGCCGGCGCAGGCGCTGGCGCATAGTGGCTTGGCGTCTGCTGGTGTGGCTGCAGTGGACTTGCTGGCACAGGCCCGGGCGAGCGGCGCGTTTGCCGCCGCCGGGTCCGCTGAGGCGGCATATGCGACAGCCTACGTGACGCGCCGGTATGCGTCTCTGGCCGCCGCCGGGTCCGCCGCGGTCACCGTCGAGACCTTGCCGCTGCGATACAACGCCGCCACCCTGGCCGCGCTCGGCGTGGGCCGCCTCAGCGGGACCGGCAACACGGTGGTGCATGGACACCTGTCCGCCGCCGGCACGTCTGGCGCAGCGTGGCGCAAGGGCCACCAGATACTGGCATCTATGCCGCCCGCGTTTGCGACCGTGCAGCGCCCTGCTGAGGCCCGCAGCGCGGAGCGCCCGGCGGAGATTCGATCCGTGGAGAAATCGCAATGATCCTGGCGACCCGTACGAAGCAGCCCGGCGAGGAAAAGGACTACGACATCGACTACGCGCCCTGGCTGCTGCCGATGGACGACAGCCTGGACGAGATAGAGGACGTCGTGGTCGAGTGCATCACCGACCCTGCCGACACATCCCTGGTGTGCCTGGAGTCGGCGCTGACGGCGACCACCTGCAAACTGTGGATGTCGGGGGGGACCGACGGGCAGCGATACAAGGTAACGGTCCAGGTCAGGACCGTGGGCGGCCGGCTCGACGAGTCCGAACTGGTTTTCAAGATCAAGGATTACTGATGGCCCAGAAATTCGCGGACGGCGCCCGGGCGGAACTGGCGACCAGCATCACAGCAGCGTCGACATCGCTGGTGATTGTGGCCGGCGGCTCCCTGTTCCCAACAGCGAACACCGGCACGGCGGCTATCAGCAAGGACGCCGATTGGTTCAAGTTGGTTGTGCAGGACACTGCCGGCATCGAGATCGTCTACGTGCGCACGCACACGGCGGGCAGCAATACGTTCAGCAACGTGATGCGTGGGCAGGAAGGCACGACGGCTCGGGCGTTCACCGCTCCTTGCGTGGTGGGCCTGCGCATGACCGCAGCTGACGCTGCACAGTGGGAGCAGGGCGGGGGCCTCGGAGAATTCGCCGTGGTGTCCACCGCGACCACACTGTCAGCGGGCAAGATTTACGGTCTGGACACCGCGACCGCTGCGTTCACCGCGACGTTGCCCGCGTCCCCAACCGTGGGCGACCAGCTCGCGGTGCTGGATGCGTCGGGTTCGTGGGACAGCAAACCGCCCACTCTGGCCCGCAATGGCAGCGCGATCATGGGTCTTGCTGAGGACCTGCTGCTGGACCTGAACCTGCTGCGCCTGGACCTTGTGTTCGTGGGTGGCTCTCGTGGGTGGGTGGTGTCGTGAGCAACGTGAAAAAAATCCTCGCAAGCGCGGGTCAAGTCGAGATTGGCCAGTGCGTCTATCTGCCCGCGCAGTCTGAACCCCTGGTCGAGGTTGGGGGCATGACGTTTTTGCAGTCGGGCAACCGTATTGTGGACGAGGATGCGACCTACCCAGAGGCGTCAGGGAAGTTTGGGGTGCCCAGCGATCAGGTAGTGTTTACCCAACGAACACTGCCCGCCGACGCGAACTGGTTTTCCGTCACCTACGGCAACGGGGTGTTCGTCGCGGTGTCGGGTGCTCTTGACGAAGTTGCCGTTAGCTCAGACGGTGTCAACTGGACTCTAGGGACTCTACCAACCGATGACGGGTGGATAGTCACTTACGGCAACGGGTTGTTTGTGGCGGTCGCTTGGGACTCCAATGTCGCTGCAACGTCCACAGACGGCATTACCTGGACTCAGCGAACGCTTCCGAACGCTGGCTGGTGGCAGTCCATCACTTACGGCAACGGGGTTTTCGTGGCAATCGCTAGCGGCTCCGATGCCGTCGCTACGAGCCCCGATGGAATTAACTGGACCAAGTGGGCCATGCCCACCCGAACGAACTGGCAGGCCATCACCTACGGCAACGGAACCTTCGTCGCGGTCGCCTCTGGGTATGCTGTCGCCGCTACCAGCCCCGATGGGATCATCTGGACCCAGCGAACTCTACCCGCTGCCGCCGATTGGCAGTCCATCACTTATGGCAACGGGTTGTTTGTGGCGGTTGAATACAACTCTATCATTACTTCCCCAGACGGAGTCACCTGGACCCAGCAACTTGTATTTGATAGTGGCGAGAGCTTGCAGTCCGTCACCTACGGCAACGGGGTTTTCGTCGCAATCTCTCAAGACGGCTACGCCTATACATCCCCCGATGGCGTTACCTGGACCCAGCAAACACTGCCGTCGCATGATGTAACGTGGCAAGCTATCGCCTACGGCGACGGAGTTTTCGTGGCGACAGCTATCGAATCCGATATTGCAGCTACTGGTGTCCAGCCACCCGCTATCGGCATTCGCACCCCCGCCAACGACCCGGTCTATGGCACCCTCTACATGCGGGTGAAATGACATGACCCAAAGTATCCGCAAACTCCTGAACTATGGCAGCGCGACCCCAGTTGGCGGTAGCGCATGGTTCCAAGACTGCCCCGCGTTGCAGGCCGATCCCCTGTATGAATCGCCGTCTGGTGCGGTCTACCTGCGCTCGGGCCGTGTGGTTGTCGATGAAGAATCGACCTACCCAGAGGCGTCAGGGAAGTTTGGGGTGCCCAGCGATCAGGTAGTGTTTACCCAACGAACACTGCCCGTCAGTGCGTATTGGCGGGGGGTCGCCTACGGTGGTGGGTTGTTTGTGGCAGTCGCTGGCAACTCCGCCACCGCAGCAACCTCCGCCGACGGTGTTAATTGGACCCAGCAAACACTGCCCTCCTCGGCAAACTGGCAATCTGTCACCTACGGCAACGGAACCTTCGTCGCGGTCGCCTCTGGGTATGCTGTCGCCGCTACCAGCCCCGACGGAATCACCTGGACCCAGCAAACACTGCCCTCCTCGGCAAACTGGCAATCTGTCACCTACGGCAACGGGGTTTTCGTGGCAATCGCTAGCGACTCCGCCACCGCAGCTACCAGCCCCGACGGAATCACCTGGACCCAGCAAACACTGCCCTCCTCGGCAAACTGGCAATCTGTCACCTACGGCAACGGGGTTTTCGTGGCAGTTTCTAGCAGCGTGGCTGTGGCAACAAGTCCAGACGGCGTTACCTGGGCGCGGCCCGTCATGCCGCAAAACACGAACTGGTATTCAGTTGCTTACGGTAACGGGGTTTTCGTTGCAGTCGCTGGCAACTCCGCCACCGCCGCCACCAGCCCCGACGGCACTACTTGGACACTGCAAACCCTGCCCGCGTTTGGGCAGTGGCGGTCGGTTATCCACGCCGGTGGGGTGTTTCTCGTCGTGTCAGGTTCTGCGGGGGCAGCGTCTGATGTGTTCGCCACGTCGCCCGACGGCATTACTTGGATCCAGCGAACGATGCCCGCCAGCAAATCCTGGTTCTCAGTCGCTTATGGCGACGGAGTTTTCGTTGCGGTCGCCTACTACTCAGACATCGCCGCCACCGGCATCCAGCTCCCCGCCATCGGCATCCCCGACGAACACACCACCGCTGACGGTGACGCCATTCTCTACCAGAGGATCAAATGACCATCATTAAGACACCTCCGCGCCCCGCGCCGCTGCCGCCTTACTGGGAATATGCGCCCGCAAAATACTTCTGGATCGAGGTAGGCGCGTTCTACGACCGATTTGGCGCAGCCCGCATCCCGGTGCTGGCCTGCCCATACGACGACGTGCAAGCGATGATCCGCGACACCCAGGTGCGCAAGTACATCGACCTGAAACGCGCCGACGTGGCCCAGTTCGTCGCCTACGTGGCGACCAAGGTGCCGGAACTCACGGCCGAGATTCAGGCCGCCGTTCTGGCGCCGGAGACCGTCGAGGACGAGCGTTTCGTGAAGGGCCTGATCCAGCCCATCCACGAACCGGAGCCCGTCGATCCATCACAGGGCGGGAACCAGTAGTCATGGGCCTTGCCTTCGACATAACGCCCAGCCCGCATCCTGCGGGCTTTTTTTTGCCCTGGAGTGTGCTCCATGCCGCTATCTGAAGACGCCATCGCGATCATCCGCGCCGTCAAGGAGTCCACGGCGGATCTCGAGCAGAAGATCGCGGCGATGCAGACGAGGCAGGACACGATTATCGCGGGGTTTCCTGGCGGCGATCCGGACAGCCACCGGCGGTATCACGAAAGCATCATCGAATGGCGGGAGCTGCGGAACCGCATGGTCCGCGAAGCCCTGGTCAAGGCCGCCCAGGCCGGCGCTGTCGGCGCGCTGGGCTGGGTCGCATACGCCGTCTGGATGGCGTTCAAAATGGAGATCACGAAATGAGCACAACACCTCGCGGCATCCGCAACCACAACCCCGGCAACATCCGCCACGGCAGCCCGTGGCAGGGCCTGGCCGACAAACAGCCGGACACGGCGTTCGCCACATTCAAATCTGCCGCCTACGGCATTCGGGCGCTGGCCCGCACGCTGATCACCTATCAGGACAAATACGGTCTGCGGACCATCCGGCAGATCATCGGCCGGTGGGCGCCGCCCAAGGAAAACGACACGAACGCCTACGTCCGGGCCGTGACCGCCCAGACCGGCCGGCAGGCGAATGCCCGGCTTGACCTGCAAACCTACACCGACCTGCGCGCCGTGACCGAGGCCATCATTCGGCACGAGAACGGGGCCGGGCCCCTGTCCACGCCGAACACCTGGTACGACGCCGCGACCATCGACAAGGGCTTGTCCCTAGCCGGGGTCGAGCCGCCCAAGCGTGCTGCCGGGCCGGTTCCGGTGACGAAGGAAACCGTGGGCGCCACGGCGACGGCCGGCGTCGGTATCAGCCAGTTGGCGGAGGCTGCGCCCGCCGTCATGGATGCCGTCACGAACGCCCAGGACAGTCTGACCAGCGGTCAGATCAGCCGCGTGGTGGTGGGCGTGCTGCTGGTCGGCCTGGCGGTGTTCATTGCTTGGAGCCAGGTCTCGAAGCACAAGGCGGGGGTTCTGTGATGCTGGCTGCGCTGTGGGGCCGCATGCAGGGCTGGCTGCTCATGTTGGGCGCCGCCTTGCTGGTGCTGGCCGGTGCCTATGTCGCCGGCGGCCGGGCGGCGCGCCGGGCTGCGCAAGCCGATGACGCAAGGCGGCAGATCGCCGCCGGGAAGGTGAAAGATGAATCTGCTGCAGAAATCGATCGTCTGGACGATTCTGGTGTGCGTGATCGCGCCCGCCGCCGGATGCGCGCCGGTGGGCGGTAGCTACTGCACCGCCGCCCAGCGGCCGTTCCAGTGGCGCTCGGAAGCTGAAATCGATGCGACCCCGGTCCGCGTTATTCGCTACGTTGAGACCGAGGCGGCGACCTGGGTGCGCATGGGGTGCGATTGATGAGGATTGCCACCAAGGCCTTCGCCGGCATGCAGCCGCGCCTGGAATCGCACCTGTTGCCGGACGGCGCGGCCGCCGATGCGGTGGACGTGGTGCTCGATCGCGGCAGCATCGCGCCGCTGAAGGCGCCCGCCTATGTGGCCGACCTTGAAAAGACGGGCCCAATCCTGTCGATCTACCGGTTCGGCAAAGACCTGGACGACGATACCCGCTTCTGGTTCCACTGGGCGGCCGATACCGACGTGGCGCGCGGACCGATTCCCGACGACACCAGCGAGCGCACCTACTACACGGAAGCCGGGCAGCCTCCAAGGGTGACGGACGCCACCATGGCCACGGCTGATGGCCTGATGCCGTCGGCGTCCTACCTGCTGGGCATCCCGGTGCCCGAGACAATTGCCTTGGTGACGGTGACGCCGGCACCGGAAGAAGAGGGCGATGGCGAAGATGAGAGCGCCGGAACTGCCGAGCTCGAGCGCCAGGAATGCTACCTGGCCTACACCTTCGTGTCCGCGTGGGGCGAAGAGGGGGCGCCGACCGTCGTGTCTGAACCGTTCAACGCCGGCACCGGAGACACACTGAACGTCATCAGCATGGATGGCGCGCCGTCCGGGGCATACAACATCACCCACAAGCGGCTGTACGTGGCTGTGACGGATGCGACTGGGACAGCGGTCCTGCGGTTTTGGCAGGAAATCCCCGTCGGGCAGAACACATTCAGCGCCGAATTCGACATGACCGTGCTGGGTGAGGCGCTGCCCGAGTTCTCGCTGGTGCCGCCGCCCGCCGATCTGTTCGGTCTGATGAGCCATCCGGGCGGCTTCATGATCGGTTTCTCGGGCAAGCGCGTGTGCCGATCCGAACCGCTGAAGCCTTACGGCTGGCCGCATTTCTCGCCGGTGGCCTACGACATCGTGGGCGGGGCCATCCTGGGCCAGGCGACCGTGATCTGCACGAAGGGCGACACCTACATGGCCACGCAGGCAGACCCGGTGACCTTCACGCCTGTGCGCTTGGATGGTGCCCAACCCTGCGTGGCCAAGCGCACGATCCGCGCGTTCAAGGGTGGCGTGCTCTACGCGTCTCCGGACGGCTTGGTGCTGGTCGACGCCGGCGGGACCCTGACGGTGGCTACCGAGGCGATCATGACGCGGGCCCAGTGGCAGGCGTATCGGCCGGAGAGCATGCATGCAGCCGTCCACGACAACCGGTATTTTTGCTGGTTCGACAACGGCAGCGAGCAGGGGTGCCTCATCCTGGAAATCGCCGCCGGCGGCGTGACGCTCACACGCAGCCGCCAGTATGCGACTGCGGCCTACGCTGATTCGCGGCGCGACGAGCTGTTCGTCGCGCTTGCCGACGGTAAGGTCCACAAGTGGAACGCCGGCGCGCCCATCGAATTCCAGTATGTCAGCAAGACTTTCCTGGCCGAGCGCCCGCAGAACCTCGGTGCCGTGCAGGTGGTCGCCGATGCCTATCCCGTCGAGTTCGAGCTGCGAGCCGTGATCGAGACCGACGACGGGCCACGCCAGGTCACGACGTCCAAGACCATCACCAACGGCCGCCCGGGGCGCCTGGATGGCTCGTACCGCGCCCGCGAGTACAGCTACAGCGTCCAGGCCCGGGCGACAGTAAGGGAGGTCACGATCGCCTCCACCCTGGCAAACGTCACGGCGGTATAAATGGCGACCTCCACTAAGACAGGCCTGCGTACGGCGCAGTTGCCGGTCATAGACCGCATCCGGTTCCCGGACGCGGCGACAACCCGCGCCTGGGAGCAGATGCGCCAGACGCTGGAGGTGCGATTCGGCAGGAGCGGCAATAAGCTGGACCGGGCTGTGACCTTCGCGGATCTGATTGAACATGGCTTCGCAGCCCTGGAGACCTCCGGCGGCAAGCCGGTATCGGGGGACGTTGATATTGTGCCGGCGCGCGTGCCGGACGGGCTGCCGCCGGCGCCGTCCGGGCTACGCGTGACGCCGGGCCTGGCCGTCATCATCCTGCAGTGGGACCGCACGTACTTCGCGTACTTCGGACACGCGGAGATCTGGCGGGCCACCGCTGACAACCTCAGCGACGCCGTCAACATCGGGCAGACCACGGGATGGATCTATTCGGACATCGATGTCGATCCCGCGGTCCAGTATTTCTACTGGGTCAGGTTCGTGTCGCGCGGAGGTAAGACGGGGCCTTTCAACGGGGTGGCCGGCGCGGCCGGCGCGGTTTCGATGGATCCGGGCTACGTGATGGACCTGCTGAGCGCGGATGATCCCGGCGCGCTGTTGTTGAAGGTGACTGAACCGACCGAGATCAACGGGGTCCCGGTGGCCCCCGGCGTCTACATCCGCGACCTGTTCGTAGCCGATGGGTCGATCAGCAAGGCGAAGATCGGGCTGCTTGCCGTCGATGACGCCAGGATCTCCAGCATGAGCGTGGACAAGCTGCTGGCCGGGCGGCTGAAGATCGACCAGTACATCGAGTCCGCGAACTACATCAGTGGCCTGTCGGGCTTCCGAATCAACGGCGACGGGGTTGCAGAATTCAATCAGGTGATCGTGCGCGGGTCTGTTTACGCCACGGCCGGGGAGATTGGCGGCAACCTGATCAGCACCGACGGCATCAGCTCGGCGTCCTACAATCCGGGCTCGGCCGGGTGGCACATCAGCCCGTCGGGGGCAGCAGAATTCAATGGTGGCGTGTTCCGCGGAACCGTCTATGCATCGGACGGCATTTTCTCCGGAAAACTGGAGGGCGCAACCGGCGAGTTCAGTGGCGGCCTGAAGGGCGGCTACATCATCACCGGCGATTTCGTGGATTCCGCGTGGCCGGCGTCCGGGAAAACCGGCGTGTACATCGGCCCGGATGGCCTGCGCATCGGCAACAAGCCCGACAACCACTACTTCGAGGTGCTGCCCAACGGCAATATCTCCGCGCCCGGATTCGATGTCACGGACGGGAAATTCAGCATCAGCCAGTTGGACGTGATCGACACGTTGAATATCAAGCCAGGCGCTATTACGGAATCGGCCACGTGGACGTTTGGCAGATATTCCGGGTATTACGGCGTCACCATGCCGGTGTGGTCGCTGGGGAACAAGTCCCCCGGTCTCGGCGTGTTCACCTTCTCCTACGATTTTCAGGAGTATGGGAACTACCATGGCCCTAGATACTACGCCTTCCGGTTCGATCTGGTGATTGACGGCGTGCTTCTCTACTCTTTGAGTACACCACAGTTCAGTTCGACCAACTCGTACCACCATTACGCAGGGGGCTCTGGATCGCTGACCGGGAAGGTGGGCGACAGTTTGATGTCTCTGCGCCCATACGCCTCCGGCGCGATATATGTGTATGTGATTTCCCCGTATGGTGGAACGCAGCTATTCAACGGCAGCCAGAACTACGAAGCGACGATGGTGAGCATGGATTACCTGTGCAACGTCTCCTACATCATGACGAAACGATGAACGTCGACTGTTATTCGCACGATCCCGATGGCCGGATCACCGGGGTGTTTAACCTGTCGCCCGATGCATTCACGGCGAACCAGGTGAGCATGGGCTTGGTGACAGGCAAGGCAGACGGCGAGACCCAGTACGTTCGCGGTGTCGCGCTTGTCGACCGGCCGCAGAATCCGGCAGCCTTGGCTGGCAGCCGCCTGACCCAACTGCCGTCGCCGTGCACCATCATCGTCAACGACACGGTCTATGCCTGCGACGACACCGAGGCCGACCTGGAGTTCGACCAGCCCGGAACCTATCGGGTGCGAGTGATTGCGTGGCCCTATTTGGATGCGGAGTTCAACGTTGAAAATCCGACACCGTGAACCGTACGCTCCGCTGCGGGAAAGGGAATACCCGCCGGTGGGCGACCAGCTCGACGCGGTCTTCAAACTGGCCCGGGCCCTGAGCGATCAAGGCATCGTACTGCCTGCGCAGGTCCTGTCGTGGGTCAACGCCTGCGAGCAGGTAAAGCTCAAGTACCCGAAGAACTGACATGCGTGTTTCCGACGAGCAGCGAGCCGAATACTTCGAGTTCGCCTCTTCGGTGCTGGGCGAAACATTCACGCATGGCCCCCTCACGAAATGCCTGTCCAGCCTGTCGGATGGCGGCGAGATCCTGGGGGTGGTGCTCTACGACCGCTTCACGGATCGTGATTGCATGATCCATGTCGCCTCCGATTACTCGAGGCGCTGGATCAGCCGGGAGATGCTGTTCTGGACCTTTTTCGTGCCGTTCGTGCAGTACCGGCTGGTGCGCGTCACCGGCATCGTGCGCGAGGACAACGCGGAGGCGCTGCGCTTTGATCGAAGCCTCGGCTTCGTGGAAGAGGGACGTGTGCGTCAGGCATTCGCGGGCGGGTACGACGGCATTTTGTTCGGCATGCTGAAGTCAGAGTGCCGGTTTCTGGATATGAGATTTTTGAAGCGGGGATAAAGCTATGGGCGGGAAAGGCGGCAGCACCACCACGGTGCAAAACGATCCCAGGATCGGACAAGCGGCGCTGGAACAGGCGGCCATCGGCCGAGAGCTGGCCCAACTGGGCCGCGACGAATTCACATACCAGAAGGAACGCACGGACCGGATGGACCCGATCTACGAGAAGCTGATGAACACGGCCATCTCGGAATCGGAGACCAACCAGGAGCGGGCGGCCGACCAGTGGCAGCAGTACAAGGACGTGTTCCAGCCCATCGAAAACCAGATGGCCGAAGAGGCCATGAACTACGACAGCCCAGAGGAAACCGCCCGGCGCGAAGGGCTGGCGGCGGCCACGGTGGCGCGACAGTTCGATGCGTCCGACGCCCAGATGGGCCGCGACATGGCGCGCATGGGCGTGTCGCCAACCTCTAGCCTCGGCGCCCAGGGCATGCGCGATCAGGCCAATGCGCGGGCGCTGGCGCGAGCCGGCGCGGTCAACCAGGAACGCAACAACACGAAACTGCTGGGCATGTCGCTGCGCGAGAACGCCGCCAGGTTCGGCCGTAATCAAACGGGGACCGGTCTCGCAGCGTCCGCGGCGGCCCTGCAGGGGGGGAATTCCGCCGCAGGCATCCTGGGACAGCAGCAACAGGCCGGCCTGGCGGCTGGCCAGCAGGCCGGCAGCCTGATGGGGGCGGGTGCCGGACAGATCGGATCGGCGGGCGGACTGCTGCAGAGCAACCTGAACTCGATGATCAATCAGCAGATGGCGGTCAACCAGCAGAACGCGGCCGGCCAGGCAGGCCTGGGCTCGTTGCTGGGCTCGCTGGGTGGCGCGGCGATCATGAAGTGGTCCTCGGAAAAGCTCAAGGAAGACATCCGGCCTGCCGACGATGAAAAGGCGCTCGGCGAGCTCGAGCAGGTGGCCGTCAAGGACTGGAAATACAAGGACGGCGTGGACGACGGCGGCCAGCATACCGGCCCGATTGCCGAGGATATGCAGGCCGCGATGGGCGACGAGGTTGCGCCGGGCGGCGTCGGCCTGGATCTGATCAGCGTCAGCGGCAAGCACCACGCGGCCATCCGGGCGCTGTCTAAGCGCGGCAAGAAATTGGAGAAGCGCATCGATCGGCTGGAGCGGCGCGCCGCCGGCCTGGCCGATGTGGAGGATGTGGAATTTCGTGAAAAGCCGTCCAGCCTGCCCGATCCCCTGAAGGGTGATATCTCGGCAGGGATCGTTGGGCTGGAAACCGTCATCAACAAGGGAGACTGACATGGCAAGTGGATTTGCGGCGGGCCTGGCCCAGGGGCTGAATAATGGCATGGCGCTGTACAACGCCTATCAGAGCGGGCAGGAGAAGAAGAAGGAGCAGGAGGTCAATGCGGCAATCGCGGAAGCGATGAAATCCAAGGGCTTGGATCCGGAAACGTCGTCGCCGATGATGCTGGCCGCCGGTGTACAACCCAGCGGAGCCGAAACCATGCCGGTGCAGACGCCGGAACCCGTCATGGCGCACCCCGGCATGGCCCAACAACCCGAGCAGGCGCAAGCGTATCCCGTGCAAATGTCGGAGCCCACAATAGGCCAGTCCGCCGGTGTGCCGCGGGAGGCCGGCGGCCAAGCCGCAGGTCTGCAAGCGCCGGCGGCGCCAGGCCTCGCTTTGGCCGTGCAGCAGGACCGGCAGGCCGCATCCCTCGGCTTGGCAAAAAAAAAAGACAATCCGGCGCCACAAGGCTTCCTGAGCGGCGGTGAATTCGGCGACATGGCGGAATCGCTGACGCGTGGCATCCGCAAGGCGCTGGAGCTGGGGGCCCCGGGCAAGGCCATCGAACTGATGGTCGCCCGCGAGAAAACCATCGGCCAATACCGGGATCAGGCGTTCGGCGAGGCCATGAGCCGGTTTGACCTCACCGGCGATCCCAATGCATTCGTGCCGTTTGTGAACCGGTTCGCTCCGACGGGGATCGAATTGCAGAGCATCGAGAAGCGGCCGGAGACGGCCGGCGGCCAGCCGGTGTACATCGCCCACGGGATCAACCACGAAACCGGCCAGCCGGTGCAGCAACCGTTCAGCCAGCAGACGCTCACCCAGTTCCTGAGCACGATAGGCGACGGCCGCGGCTACCGGACCATGTTTGCCGAGCAGGCCAAGCACTGGTACGACATGCAGACCTTCAAGGAGAAGGAGCGCTTCAAGACGGACGAGGGTATCCGCAAGGCTGGTGCTGAACACGGTATGGCGTTGAGCGAGATCGGGGCGCGAGGCGCGGAGCAGCGCAAAACTGACGCCGCCAAGGGTTCGGTGGACAACAAGGCGGCGGCGCCGTCCGAAGTGCGAACCGCCAAATGGCTGATCGAAAACGGCGTGGCGAAGGACGCCTCGTCGGCCTGGGACATGGTGCGCGGAGCGCGCACCAAATCGCGTCAGGAATTCGCCCTGGATGCGGCGAAGTCAATCCTCTCGAACCAGCGCGGCGACTTCGGTAGCGACAAGCTCACCCCCAGGCAGGCGCTGCAGCAGGGCCTGGAACTGTACGACAGCATGAACGATGGTGGTGCCGCGGACACCGCTGGCCCGACGGTCGGCGCCGTCGAGGACGGCTATCGGTTCAAGGGCGGCGACCCGTCGGACGCCAGCAACTGGGAGAAGATGTAATGGCCGGACCGTGGGAGAAGTACCGGGTGCCAGCCCGTGCTGAAGCCGGTGGCATGAAGCCTTGGGAGCGGTATGGCGCGCCGACCGCAGGCCAGCCGGCCGAGCCGGCAACTCGGACGCCGTTCGCGGTCGCCAATGACACCATGATCGAGCTGGCGAATGCTGCCGTGGGTGGCCTGGGCGCTGTCGCTGACTTCGCGGTGCCGGGAAATCGGTTCTCGCGGGCTGCTGACGATTTTGTGAGGGCCGGACAGGAGAAGCAGAGCGATGTCGTGAAAGCGGATCGCGCGAAGCTCAACGAGGCCCTGAAGCAATCCGAAGGAGTGGGCGACGATCTGAAGGCCGTTGGCGACTATATCGTGGACAGCCCGTTGCAGGCGGCCGCGCAGGCCGCCGGCAGTTTCCTTGTCCCAGGCGCGGCCATCAAGGGCGCCAGGGTCGGTGCCGGATTGCTGGGGTGGGGAGAGCGCGGAGCGGCGCTGGCTGGCCGGGCTGCTGGCATTGGCACGGGCGCTGCGTTGAGCGGTGGTGATGCCGCGGGCAACGCCTACGACCTGGTGATGGGCATGCCGGAGCGCACCCTGATGGCCAGCGAGCCGGCCCAAGCCCTGGCCGACCAGGGTTATCTGCCCAAGGAAATCCGCGAGACCCTGGCGCGCGAGGCCGGGCGCGATGCCAGTCTGCTGCCGGCCCTGGCTGGCGCGGCCGCCGGTGCGTTCGGAGCCGAGAAGATACTGGCCGGCGGGCGTATGGCGCAGGGCGGCCTGCGCGGGGCCCTGGGAACTGGCGCCGTGGAGGCCGCGACCGAGGCGGCCGAGGAAGGCCTGACCCAGTACGAAGGGCAGCGCGCGGCCCAGAAGATCGACCCCAGCATCGACCCGACCAAGAACGTTGCCGCGATGGCGGCGATGGGTGCCGCGCAGGGCGGCCCGGTGGGCGCGGTGGTGGGTGGGCTGTCGCATGGTCGGGCTGCTGGTGATTCTGTACAGGACCGCTATGGCAAGGTCGCCGCCGAGCGCGCTGCCGAGGGCGAGGAGCCAGCCGCGCCGCTCGCCCTGCCGTCGCCCAGCGGCCAGGATGCGTTCAGGGTGGACGCTGATGGGCAGGTTATGAGCCGCGAAGATGCCGCCGCCCGGAACCATCCGGGCCGGCGCGGCATGGAAGCTGCGGAAGCACAGGAGCCGGCCGATCCTCTGGCCCTGCCTGCTCCTACGGTGACCGTCGGCCAGGACGGCACGGCGAGAACTGCCGGCCAGCGCATGGAAAGCGCCGCTCTGGATGAGCTGGAGCGTTGGGCCCGGGACAATCTTGGCTATACCGATGACGTCCAGGCGGCAGGGCGCAACCACCCGGGCCGTCCAGAAGCGAACCCTCGGCCGCCTGCTGCACCTGCGGCTGAGCCCACCCTGGCGCTGCCTGCCCCGACCGTCACCGTGGACTCTGCTGGGGCTGCGCGCACGGCCGAGCAACGGTCGGCGGACTTGGCCAGGCAGCGGGAGGCTGGCGACCTGGGGCTGACCCGGGATGTGGAGACCGCCGCCCGGAACCATCCGGGCCGGCCGCAGGCCATTCAGACGCCGGTGGACGAAGCGGCGCATGCCGCCCAAACCTCGCCAGTCGGCACGCCAGCGGTTGAGCCCACGGACGGCCAGAAAGAGGCCGGGAACTACCGCAAGGGCCACGTGCGCGTGGCGGGGCTGGACATCTCAATCGAGAACCCGGAAGGGTCTGAGCGGCGCGGCACGGATCCGGGCGGCAAGCCATGGGTCAACCGCATGGCCGGGCACTACGGCTATGTCCGGCGCACGGAAGGCGCCGACGGCGACCAGGTGGACGTGTTCCTGAAGCCGGGCACGGCCGAGGACTACAGCGGCCCCGTGTTCGTGGTGGACCAGATGGACCCCAAGACCGGCAAGTTCGACGAGCACAAGGTCATGGTGGGCTACGGCAGCCAGAAGGAAGCCGAGACGGCCTACCGCCGCAGCTATTCGCGCGGGTGGAAGGGCATGGGCAAGGTGACGCCCATGGATATGCCTGCGTTCAAGGAGTGGCTGAAGAAGGGCGACACCACCAAGCCGGTGGCCCAGCGCGACCAAGCGGGCACCGACCTGTCCCGGCAGAACCGCGACCGCAGCCGCCCGGCCAGCATCGAGCAGATGAACCGGATCGCCAATGCGCCGGACTACGACCGCCTGGGGTTCGGCCGATCGCCCAATGAGGCGGCCCCCATGGTGTCTGTTGCTGGCGACACGGCGCGCATCCCGGAATCCGACATGGGGCGCACTGACCGCGTGACCCTGGGCGACGGCACCAAGATCCCGGTGCGCTACGCGGTGATCGAGGCCTCCGATGCGCTGGCCTCTCACGCGGCTGACGGCACCGAGAACGCCGCCTACTATGCCGACGCCAAGCCGGGCGAGGTACGGGCGCTGAACAATGGCCGTATGGCGGGCTTGCAGGAGGCGTACCGTCGCAAGAAGGCTGGTGCCTATACCCAAGCCATGATTGACGACGCCCAGGCCCACGGCGTGTCGCCTGAGGCCATTCGCGCCAAGCGCGAGCCGGTCCTGGTGCGCGTCTACGCGGACGCCGAGAACCGGCGCCCCAACATGGGCGCGCTGTCCAATCCCCAGAGTAACCTGGGCATGTCTGCCACGGAGCAAGCCGCCAACGATGCGCGGATTACGCCAGTTGATCTGCTGGATATGGGCGAATCCGGAGCGTTCGATTCGGCATCCAATCGCCGGTTTCTGGATGCGTTCGTGCGCGCCGTCCAGCACCAGGGCGAGGATGCCGCCCAGATCCGGGACGGCCAGGGCAACTACTCCCGTCAGTTCATGGACCGCGCCCGGGCGGCCGTGTTCCACCGCGCCTATGGTGACGACGCACTGACCTCGATGGCGTCCGAGAGCGCGGATCCGGACGTGCGCAACATCCTGAACGCGCTGACCATGGCTGCACCAGACTTCGCGGGCTTGGACGCTGGACCTCTGGACATCCGGCCGCAGCTGGCGGCGGCGGTCCACCAGATCCGCGATGCTCGGGCCCGGGGCCTAAATATGGATCAGCACCTGGCCCAACAGGATCTGTTCGGGCGTGATCCGCTGGTCGACCGCATGGTCGGGCTGCTGTGGGGCAACATTCGCGCGCCGCGTCGGGTGTCGGAGGCCTTGCGCGATATGGCATTGTTCGTCCAGAATGAACAGGCGCGTGCCGGCAGCCAGGATATGTTCGGTGGCGCCCAGGTGTCGGCAGACGACATCATCAACCGGGGCGAAGCCCTGATCAGGAATCGCTATGGCCGAGAACAAGCCTCGACAGGACAAAAAGACATCTTCGGTGTGGAGCGATCCAAAGGCGGCCGACGTGCTGACTCGGATCGGTCTGCAGGCAGGCAACAGGGCGAAAACGAAGGAGCCCGCCCTGCAAATGCCGACGATGCCGCAACGCGGCTAGAAGAATCTCATGGCACGCAAGACCTCTTCGGGCAAGGGTTCGACCTTGAGCCCGAGGTATCCAATTCCAGCGGAGGGGGTCGGCGTGCGGCCTCCACTCGAACTGAGTCCGGATCCGGTGCGGTACGGCTTCCGAGCCTTCGTTCCCGGGCGGCCGCCATCATCATCGAACCCGAAGGCAGCCAGTTCGCCGTCCGCGTCGAAGCCAAGAAAACCCTCGACCTGAGGGTTCCAGATGGCGTCATCGCTTCCCCTGATGCCGTGGCCAGCGCCATGGCCAGCATCCGCAAGGCTCCCCAAGAGAATCTGATGATGCTGCTGACCGATGAGGCCGGCATGCCGATCAGCGTCTTGCGGCACAGCCTGGGCCGGAAGTCCAGCACAGATATCGAGCCAGACATCATCATTGGCCACGCGGCGCGCGTGCCGAGGGCCAAGCATATGTGGCTGGTTCACAACCACCCGTCTGGCGTGTCGGAGCTGTCGAACGCGGACCTGAGGATGTCCAAGAAGATCGCTGACCTGCTGCGCGGCGGACGGATCGAATACAAGGGACTGATGGCTGTGGGCCAAGGCGCGTTCTCCAATGTGGACGCCCGCGGCGACATCGCCAGAGGGAAGGTGCGGCCCGTGTCGCGCCCCAAGCAGATCCCTGTCGTGGAGCGCACGTTCGTCAAGCGCGGCACGCTGGGCGATATGGTGGATCCCTTGAATGTTGCCGGATTGGCTGAGCGGATCTCTGGCGGCAGGGATGGCGTGATGCTGCTGAACGCGCTGCACAGGCCCGTTGCGTTCCTGCCGATGATGGCGCACGAAATGGGGCGGCTGCGCGGTACCGGCGGCCTGGAAAAGCTGATGGCCGGCGTGGAGAAGGCCAATACTTCGTCCGCCATCACGATTGTGCAGTCCGAGGGAAACATTGACCAGGCCCGGAACCTGAACAAGGCGTTGGAGGATGCCGGCATTCGCGCGCTCGATATCGTCGCGGACGGCAAGCCGCTGGCGCCAACCGGACAGCGGCTTGTGCCGCGATCTGGCGGTCAATTTGAATCCCGACAACCCCGGCCTGGCGCCGGGGTTTCTGTTGCTGATGCTCGGGTGTTCGCCGGCGCCTTCATGAAGAAGTTGCCCGGGGCGGGACGGCTGAAGGTGTCCGTCGTCCAGTCGGTCAAGGACATTCCAGAGGGACCCTCCAACATGGCCGAGGGCGTCTACTACCCGGCTGGCGACGGTGGGCGCATCTACCTGGTGGCCGACAACCTGCCGACGATGGAACGCCTGCAGCAGGTGCTGGCGCACGAGATCGTCGGGCACTTCGGCGTCGAGGCTTTGCTGGGCGAACGATTCGATGGGGTGTTGGCCGACGTGCGCCGCCTGGCCAGGGTGCCGGCCGGGGAGCGCGCCACCGGCAACGAGCAGCCCGGTGACAAGAATTACGCCACCATGGAGGCGGTGGGCATGCGGTATCCGGACTACGGCGCAAAAGCCCGGGCACGGGAGGTCCTGGCCAGGATGGCCGAGACCGGCGGCCGTAAGTACTTCCTGCAGGGTCTGTACGCCAAGATGCGGGCGGCGCTGCGGGCTATGGGGTTCGATCTGAAGCTGACGACGGCCGACCTGCGCCAGATGGTGATCGACGCTGGCCGGTTCCTGCGCCGCACGCAGGCGGACCAGGCATTCTCTGGGACGCGGATGGCTGCGGCTTCGATGGCGGCAAGCAACGGTAGGGCCGGCGTGCCGACTGCTGATGTTTCCGGGTTAGAGTTTGGCAATCCCGCTGATGGTGTGGTTGCCCTGCGTAACCAGGCGAAGGAGTGGGGGGCTGAGCACCTGCAGGGAAAACAGTTCCGTAATGCGGAGCAGGGCTGGGATATTCATGTTGGGCGGCGCGGGCTGAAGGAAACCCTGTCGCGCAGCGCCCGCATCGAGAAGGTTCAATCGATCGCTGCGCTGCCTGACATGCTGCGTCATGCAACCCTGAGCCATAGCGCGCCCGCAAAGCTGGCATCAGACACCAGCACCAGGGCTATGCACACAATGTATGCTCCGGTGCGTATTGGCGGTGATTTGCGGGTGGCGCGGCTACTGATTAGGGAAGCCAACAATGGCGAATTCTTTTATGATCATGACTTGTCGGGCATCAGCCAGCAAAAAGCTCCTGACACCACCCCCAACATCAACCCAGGATCCAAACCCGGGGATATGGAAAGCGGCGCAAGAGCCACGATTAGCGTAGATGAAATCAAAGAAATCGTCAATGCCGAAGGCAGGGCTGGGTGGAAGTTTGGTTCAGCCGAGTCCAGGAATGGAGCGCCTGACGCCGTCCGAGATCGAGTCCTTGCGGAAGGACATGCGCGAGGCGATGGCTTACGGGGAGAAGATCTGGGGCGGCAAGAAAGCGGCCTGAGCCCCAACCAGGATGACAACGAAGCCCCGCCAGATGCGGGGCTTTTCAGTGGGCCCGTGGAATCGCGGGCGGCAACGTTGCCCCCCACCAGCAAGCCCGTGCAACCCGAGGCTTCCAACACGGTGCGCCCGGGCGAAAGCCTGTCGAAGACGGAGCGCCTGTTGCGCGACCGGACCCTGGGGAAGATCGGCGCCTTTGCCAAGCCGGACTCCATTCAGGACCGGCTGGCCAAGCTGCAGGACGGCTGGCGCGCCAAGGCAGTGCAGGGCATCTTCGACCACTTCCTGTCCTTGAAGGCTTTGAGCCCGACCGCTTACATGCAGGCGCGTCTGTCCAAGGGGACGGACGGCGCGGCCGAGTATCTGGTGCGTCACGGCGCCGTCAAGCTGACAGACGGGGCCATCGACGGCGCCGGCGGCAAGGGCCTGGCAGACATCCTGGCCGGCCTGCGCGGGGAGCACGACCACTTCATGGCGTGGATCGCCGGAAACCGGGCAGAGCGCCTGCTGGCCGAGGGGCGCGAACACCTCTTCACGCCCGACGACGTGGCGACACTCAAGCGCCTGAACTTGGGCAAGATGCCGGACGGCCGCCGGCGCGCCGACGTGTACGCGGCCGCGCTGAAGGATCTGAACGTGTTGCAGAAGTCCGTCCTCGATGTCGCCCAGGAGGCCGGCCTGATCAACAGCGAGGCCCGCAAGCTGTGGGAGCATGAATTCTACGTGCCGTTCTACCGGGAGATGGAGAACGACGCCACCGGCACGATGGGCCCCGGGCAGATCGCCGGCTTGGTGGGGCAGCGGGCGTTCAAGAAGCTGAAGGGCGGCAAGGAAAAGCTCGGGGACCTGACGGCCAACACCGTCTCCAACTGGTCGCACCTGCTTTCGGCCAGCATGAAGAACCTGGCCGCCCAGGGCGCCATGGAGTCCGCAGTGGAGATGGGCATCGCCGAGAAGATCGGCGCCGCACAGAAGGACAGCGTGCGAATCATGGTGGATGGCAAGGAGAAGCACTACATGGTCGATGACCCCATGGTGCTGGATTCCCTGACCTCACTGCACTACGTGGGATCGAACGATCCCATCATGCGGGCCATGCGCAAGATGAAGCACGCCCTGACCATTGGGGTGACGATCTCGCCGACGTTCCGCGTGCGCAACCTGTTGCGCGACAGCCTGCAGGCGGTCTCCATCGACAGCGAGATCAGCCTGAACCCGATGCGCAACATGGTCGAGGGATGGAAGGCCACCGGCAGCGAATCGCCCACGATGCGCAAGCTGTTGGCCGGGGGCGGGGCGGTGCGCTTCGGATCCTTCAACGATGGCCAGGCCCGCAACGTGAAGCGCCTGGTCGACGAGTTGCAGGTCAGCGCCGATCAGGTGGTGTCGTCGCCTGCGGATCTGCGGCGCTACGCCCGAAAGGCTTTCGACTGGTACCAGGATCTGGGCGACCGCTCGGAGACCGTGAACCGGGCGGCCATCTATGACGCGGCCATCCGAAATGGGAAATCCCACCTCGAGGCCAGCTACCTCGCCCGCGATCTGATGGACTTCACCAGCCACGGGTCCTTCGCGGCCGTGCGGCTGCTGACCCAGGTGGTGCCCTTCATGAATGCGCGCCTCCAGGGCATGTACAAGCTGGGCCGTGCCGTCCGCGACAATCCGGCGCGGTTCGCCGCGGTGGCCGGTGCGGTCGGGCTGGCGTCGGCCCTGCTGTACCTGTCCATGAAGGACGACGACGACTACAAGGCGCTGCCCGACTGGGTGCGGAATACCTATTGGGTGGTGAAGCTGCCGGGCACTGACAAGATGGTATACGTCCCGAAGCCCTTCGAGATCGGGGCACTGGGCACTGTGGTCGAGCGCGGTACGGAACTGGCGTTTGGCGGTGACGACTACCGGCTGGGCGACTTTGCCAAGACTGTGGCGGGGGTGCTGGGCGATCAACTGGCCATGAACCCGATTCCCCAGGCCGTGAAACCAGCCATGGAGACAGGATTCAATTACGACACCTTCCGGGAGCGTCCCATCGACAGCATGGGCCAGGAACGGCTGCCGCCTGGTGAGCGCTTCACCGGCCAGACCAGCGCCGGCGCAGTGGCCCTGGGCCGCGCCATCAATATGTCGCCTCAGCGGTTGGAGCACCTGGCGCGCGGGTACTTCGGCTGGCTGGGGACCCAGGCGCTGAACGTCGCCGATTACCTGGCGCGGCCGCTGTCCAACCTGCCGGAGAATCCCCGCCGCGATCTGGGCAAGATCGACAACTGGTTCGTGGTCGGCGACTTCGTGAAGGACGCGGCCTCGCCCAGCAGCAAGTACATCCAGCGGTTCTACGACATGCAGAACGAGGTCAACCAGGTCTATTCCGCCTACAACCAAGCCCGCGCCATGGGCGACGTCGAGCGGGCCGAGGATCTGAAGCGGTCCAGCGAGGCGAAACTGTACGGGATCGCCAAGTCGGCCGGCAATCAGCTGAGCAAGATCAACCAGGCCATCAAGCGCATCCAGCGCAGTGATCTGTCGGCAGACGAGAAGCGGGCGCGCCTCGACGAGCTGTACCAGGCGCGCAACCGCCTGGCGATGATGGCCGACGAGCAGGTGAGGGAGCGCCAGAAGTAGGATGGGGTATGGGTGGGGTATACTGCCGGCGTCCTGATGCGGGAAGGCATCAATATCAACGGGTTCCGAGAGAATTCCTGTTCCAGTACTGCCTACCAGGAATTCCCCCCCCACAGACCGCCGCCATCCCCTGATGCGGCGGTTTTTGTCTTGTTTGCAACAACGGTCCCGGAATCTTTGCGCCCCGCGGCGCCGGCATGGCGTTTCGCGCCGCGCCAAATTGATTGTTGCC